CACCGCCGTCGATCGCGCCGGTGAACGCGATCAGTGGCCCCTTATCGAAGAACTCGCGGGCGCGCGTCGGGCCGACGAGGTCCTCGACGAATGGCATCTGATCGTCACCGGATCACGGGTCCAGCAGACCCGCAAGGAAATCGCCAAGCGCATGGGCATGAACCCTTCGACCTTGAGCCGTGCCATCTCCCGCGCCCGTGCCCGAGGTGACCGCCGCGCTGTGCACCACTGGCAAAGACTTGACACGTGACGTGTCGCCTGGTTGGCTGTGATGGTCCAGTCACCAACGACAGGAGTTGATCGTGAGTTTTCTCGGTCTCGGCCGTGCTGCGCCCGACGCGGCGACCGCGCGCAGCATCCGTGAATCGCAGCGGATTGTCGCGCACGGCCGGCCGGACACCGGCGTCCGGCCCGTCGAAGACAAGGCCCTGGTTGCGCTGCGGCGCAACCGCAGCACCGGCGCGTGCCGGGGCTTCATCTTCGGCCGCCGGGGCTGAGTCATAGCCGTGCCGTCCTCGACCTGAACGGATAGGTACCGCCGGCTGCGGTTTTGGCCGGCGGCACCTATCGTCCGAAGCAGTCACCATGTCGACGAGAGGATCATCATGGGTTTGATCATGTGGGGTGCGATCGCCTGCGGCACCGCGCTCACCGGCATCGGCACCTGGTACGGCGCGGTCCTGCCCTGGCTGGAACGTGGCGACGGCGACGAGCGCGACGGCGCGGGCAGTGCCGCGCAGCACCACGACCACCAGGCCATGGCCGCCGGTCAAGCCGCCGACGTGATCGCGCTGCGGCCGGCCGCCGACGTCGACCCTAATGAGCTGCGCCGGCAGCGGATCTGGAACAGCCGGTTTGCCGCGCACCTTGCCGACCTAGACCTCGACTGTGCCGCGCTGATCGTCCGGTCCAACGCCAGCTTCGACGCGATCCTCAAGCCCCTGCGCGCTGTCGCCAGGGTGCCGGTCGCCGCCGGGGTCGACCGCCTTCAGCAAGCGCTCGACATGACCGACCCGCGCGACGTCCTTGCGTGGGCGGCCTCCAGCCGGCCGGTCAGTGCGCTCTACCCGACCGGCGAGTACCGCACGATCGCTCTTCGTCCCGCTCCGCGTCCCGCTCCGCGTCCCGCTCCGCGTCCCGCTCCGCGTCCCGCTCTCCGCCCTGCTGTGCCTACCGCTAGAAAGCTGGCCACAAGATGATCGCCGTAGCGTCCGAATTATCCGAAATCATCGCCGCTCGAATCCAGCGGCTCAACGGCGAGGCGCCGTGTCAATGCGGCGCGACCGCCCTGGAGTGCCGGTCGGACCGCACGGGCGACCAGTCTGGCCCCGGCTCGTTGTGCTGCTGGGGTGGTATTCCTGGGCACGGTCATGTCGTCGATCGCCGCAAGCTCGCCACGCTGCACGCCGAGATCGCGGCCGGCACCGTGCGCACTCTCGAAGAGGCCCACCCGGCGCCCGCGCAGGGGCCGCGTCGCGTCACCATGGCGTGGCTGCTGGACCAGGGCGAGATCTGGCAGCCGGAGCGCGGGCCTTCGGTGCGGATCGCCGACATGCACATCTGCCACCGGTACCACACGGTGAAGTTCCTGGAACGTCGGGCTGCCTCGCTCGCGTTTCGGGAGGTGATGGGAATGGCGTCCCTGGCTGGCACGTTCTTCGGACCGTCGGGTGACATGGCGTGCGACGCGTTCGAGCGCGAGATGGACTGGAAAACGGACAAGCCCCTGGAGTGGCTGCGGTCGACGGAGTTGCACCGGTCGCTGTCCCGCGCACTGCCGCGTGGGGCGAAGAAGCTGCGCCGACTCGTCGCGCGGGCCGCGCACTGGTCGACGTGTCCGCGTCAAGACGACATCACCGCGCCATGCGGGTGCCCGCCCAGCCATGACCCGATCGCCTCGTACGCGAGACTGACGAGCGCGGAGAGCTAGGCAATCATGAGGATGGATGAAGTACTTCTCACAGTCACCATTGTCGATGTGGCTCAGGCGGCCCGGGATGTGTTCGGGACGGCGGCACCCAGCCTGTGTCCGTATGGACCAGAAGAGCACGACTACCGGTTTCAGATCGTGGACGACAACGGTCGGTGCACGTTCGGTAGGGGCTGGACCGCCGACATGGTGATAGCCAGTTGGAAAGCCAACGGACGACAGGCTTGACACCTTAGGTGACACGTGGGAGAGTTTCCCTTGTCACCGATCCTCTCCCACCACGGAGGCAGTCATGGCCCGCAACGCAACCCTTGAGCTGATCCGCTCGACCGGCCGCCCGCCGTTGGGCAGCCAGATCGCCCCCGGCGCCATGATCGAGGCCGGTCGCCGGTCCGGTGCGACGTTGCGCACCATCACCGATCGCCCGAGCACCACGCGAGTTGTCAGGCCCGCGCCGGCCGCGCCCCGCCCAGGGCAGGTCGAGCTGCCCCGGGGCTTCGGGTTCGCGATGGTAGACGCGCTGCTGACGCAGGTGCCGGTCGGCCGGTACGCGCTGCCCCGCGTGGCGCAGGACGGAAATGACGTCACATTTTTCGAAGTCGTTGCGGGACGCGGCGGGGCGCACATGATCACCACGCTTTCCGGGGCGCCCGGCAACTTCCAAGCATGGGCGATGAAGCTCCCATTGCAGTACTTCGCTGCGAAGCACCTGCTAGAAAACCTGGTGGCCGCGACCGCGCTATTTGGGCACAAGGCGAAGGTCTGCGGACGCTGCAACAGCCCCTTGACTCGCCAGAAGTCGCGCGAGCAAGGCATGGGCGACCACTGCCGTAATGAGCGTGCCGCCGGCCGCTGAAAAGATGTGCCCCGCCGGGTCAAGCTTGAACCGAAACCCAATGAACAGGCGCCCGGCGGGGCGTACCACAACTGAAAAAGCTTGCCCCGTCGGGCCTTACGGTCGCCGTTACCCATCCTGACCGCGCGCGGCGGGGCGCCTACGCCGCCGGCCCTCCGCGCTGCAAACGCCGGGGGGCCGGCGGTCATACTCCCACCACTCACACACCGGAGACGGCACGATGCGCACCCAGACCCTTGCCCCACCCCAAGACCCGTGGCGGCACACCGACCCGCGCGGCCTGACCGTCTTCACCTACATGCCCAGCACCGTGCTCCACCCCGACTTCATCCCAACCATGCCGGTCAGCCGCGCCACCATCAACGCCATCATCGCGGCCGGCGCGCCGGCCCACATCCGTCGCCGCCGCACCTTCCGCTTCCGGGCCGGCGCCCGGTGAGCCGCGACGAGCGGTGTCCGGTCACCGAGATGGACACGGCCGGCTGCGCGCACTGCCGACCGCCGGCCGAACGCGCCCGACTCGACGCCACCCAGAAGCTGATCGAGGCGCGTGGCGGCGGGGCCACCACCCGCGAAATCGCCGTCGACCCCGATTTTGAGCTCGGTCCCGCCGCCATCGCGCGGTACAGCGGTGGAAACTGCACCGGTCGCTGCGACTCGCCTATCGTGGTCGGCGACACCATCCGACTCACCGGCCGGGGCTGGGCGCATGACACCTGCACCTGAACCCTTTACGTGACACATAACTTGACGTGACGCGGACGTCGGTGCTTCACTGACCGTCGTCTTTCGAATCCACCACCGAGAGGGAACAATGATCATCCACGCAATTCTGGCCAGCGACGCATCCGCAAAATGGTCCGACGGGGAGACCGTCGTCGGCGTCGTGGTCGTTGCGGCCATCGTGATCATGCTGTTCGTCTGGTCGTTGGCCAGCGGCAAGAAGAAGAAGTAGCCGTGGATCGGGGCACGCTTCAGATCGTCGTCGGCGACGCCGCCGGGGTCCGGGTCATCGCCGAGCACCTTGCCACCAGCGAGGTCACGGGCAGCGGCGGCCTTCGGGATGGTCTGGCCATCTGCTACGGCCGACTGCCGGCCGCCGCGACCGTCAACCCGGATGCCAACCTGGCGATCATCGGTCATTTCAGCTCCATCGAGATCGCCGACCAGGTCGAGCAGGTCGAAGCGCACTGCTACCCGGTGCGGCACCGGCTCACCCTGGGCCGGTCGGGAACCTACACGTTTGGCGAGGCCGGGGACGTGCGAGCCAACGCCCGCGACGTGCTCCGCGCGGATGGCATCGTCCTCGTTGAGGGCGCCACTGTGGTCAAGGACGCCGACGATCGTGATTTCGCCATGACGGCCGCCGAGCTGTTGCACATGCTTGACATGCCGGCCTGGTCCGAGTGCATCGGCGAGCTATGCATATTCGTCGCCGTTGATATCCAGCCCGGCTGGGATGTCCCCGCCCTGGTCGCCGCCGCCGAAAAGCTTGTGCGAGCAAACGGCGGGCCGGCGGCGCCGATCCATCTGGCGCTGGTCGGCGTCGAGCACGTCATCCCCGAATACGCCGGACAGGACGCGCTGCTCAGGGTTGACACGGCGCTGGGTGGCCTGATCGAACGGCTCGACAAGTTCGGTGAGGTGCTGCTGCTCGGGACCTCGGCAGCTACCATGATCGACCTGAGGTAGTGGCCGTGAACTTCGATGCCCGTTCGGCCATGCATGTCGCAAAATCCAAACGCCGCCCGTCGAACGGGCATCGATTCACCGCAAAACCCCCATATGAGAGGAATACCCCGGAAATGAACAGAATCACTCGCCGGGCCATCGGCGGCGCGATCGCGCTGACCCTCGGCACTGCCTATGGCGCGACGCTCGGCGGCGGTCCCGCCGGAGCCGAGCCGCTACCGGACTGCAAGACGGTGACGACCAACATCGTCGATCGGCCCGACAACGGGCACGGCACCGGCAACCCGGGCGCCGGCCTCACCGGCTACTGGGCAGATGTGACCGGCACTCGAACCGTGAAGGTCTGCGTCGTCGTGCCGCAGGTCGCGGCGCTCGTCGCGGTGGACGGCGCCACCTACACGGCCACCGTGGTCGACTCGGGCACGCTCGTCACGCGTGGCGGTGACATGCTGTCCCCGAACAAGGGTGTCAAGCTCCTGGCCGGGCTAAAGGGCACCTGGAACGGCGGCTTTGAGGCGACGTACACCGCACCGGCTCCGACCTCCCCCGGCGTATGGCCGAACTGGACCCCGGAGAACATCCCGGCGACCGTGACCGGCGACCCGCGCACCTCTGACGTCGACAGCAACCCGACCAACGGTAGTTGGCTGCAAGCGCTCTACACGGGCACCAAGCTGATCAGCGACAACCTCACCTCCGCGTACTCCTGGACGTACACCACATGCAATGAGCAGTGGATCGACGCCGAGGACAACAAGGATGGTCAAGGCGAGGGTGCGGGTGACATCACGGGCCTGTCGGCGAACGCCGGCAGGTGCCTCGATGTCGACGTGATCGTGCGCTGTGACGGCAAGGTCGACATCAAGATCACAAACCACCTGATTGCCGGCGTCAAGGTGCGGATCAATGGCGTGGACAAGATCCTCACCTACGGCCTGAACGTGTTCCCCGGCGTCACGACCACCGACGGTTGGGTACGGGTCAAGTTCGGGGACAAGGTCATCAAAGAGTTGCGTTGCATCAAGCCTCCGAACTGCCCGACGCCGACCCCGACGCCCACCGCGACGGCGAGCCCGACCCCGACGGCTTCGACCTCCCCGACGGCGAGCGCATCACCGTCGACCATCGTGATCGTGCCCATCAACAACACCGGCGGCAGCCGGCTGGCGCAGACCGGCTCGCCTATCAAAACCATCGTCGGCGGTGGCGTGCTGCTGCTGCTCGGCGGTGCCGTACTGCTCGTGCTCGGCCTGCGTCGAAACCGACGCGCCGCGCTCAGCGCGGAGTGAACACGCGCCCCGGAGGTGGCTTCCCCGCCTCCGGGGCGCACCTGTCCCCCGTAGCTCAACGGCAGAGCAGCCGACGTACGCGGTCGAGGTCGCGGGTTCAACTCCCGCCGGGGGACCTATCATTTCCACCAACACCGCAATCACAACAACCCCCGGGGTCCCCCATGTCCAAAAACGATCACCCCATGCCGACCCGATTCGAGATCAACCAGCCTGGCCATCTCGGCAGGCCCCGCGCCGACGAGGCTGCGCCGACCGAAATCGTTCAGCGTCATCCGGTCGGCGTTCGCCGCCGGCCGCGCGCCGAGCATGGCCAGCGTGAGCGGTCCCAGGACCGGCACGAGGCCCGGATGCGCGGCTACACCGAAGCGATGCGGATCATCCAGGTGCTCTTCGTCTTCGTCTGCGTGGTGGTGATAGCGGTTGGCGCCATGGTCGCCTGGGCGGCGCTGTCCAACCGGATTCAGTGGACGGTACCGGTTCCGGCGGTCTCGATTCCGGCGCCCCGCTGACTTGACACGTTAGGTGTCACGCGATAGGGTGGGGGCTCCACTACGAGAAAGGCCCCGACATGCGTAGCTACCAGCCCGGTGACACCGTCAACATCAGCGGCACCATCATCATGCTTGGCGTCCGACGCCATGTCACCGGCCTCCGGTGGACGTGGACGACCGAGGGCATCGACCTCGCGAGCGCTGACTTCGCCACCGCTCAGCGGGCGATCGATGACGCGGCCCAGATCCTTCAGGCGCCGAAGAACAAGGAACTGAACCGAATGAACGAGACCCCCGCCAAGGTGTACATGCAGATCCACCGCACCGAGGTGACGCCGAGCCCCGGCTTCGACCTTCCCATCCCAGGTCGATGGGTCTACGACCGGGCCACGCAGCTCGTCACCGACCCGGATGGCGGACGCTGGACTTTCACCCAGCACACCGTTCAGTTTCTTGGTGAGGATATTGGCTGGCAGTCCGTCGGCGCCGCAACGCCCGTAGAAATCGTGCGGGATCAGAGCAAGGACCTGAACCGATGAAGCGCGCAGATCTCAAGCCCGGCCTGGCCGTCTACTACGTCGGCGGCTCGTACGATTGGGACAACTTCAGAGAAAACATCGACGATGCCCGCTGGACCGTGGCCGATGACAAGCGGTACACCAGGTCGCAGACTTGGGGTCGCGACGCCATCGAGTCCGCTACCGGCACCCTGGTGAAGATCTCCCGGCCCCGCGACCTTGCCGGGGGTGCTCCTGGTGGCACCTACGAGCGATACGTCAGCCTTGGCAAACTCCGGGGCCTGTATGACGAGATCGCACCGCAGCGCCGCGAGGCCAAAGCCAAGCATGACGCTGCGGTACGCGAGCGCGATGACCTCCGTAAAGCTCATCGTGACCGGCGCCGCGCGCTGATGTGCATATCGACCGATGCCGGTTTCCCGGCGTACATGAGCAACGACCCCAAGTTCGTCAAAATCGATGTGGAGGTGTTCGCACGGCTGCTCGACGCCGCCGGCCTCACCGTCCCCCTCGGTCCTCCGTCTGCACCCGAGAAAGGCTGACCCCCGTGCCCACGCCCACCACCGCCACGGACGACTACGCCGACCTGCCTGAGTGGATTCGGCCCAGCGCCAAGCTGGCCCGACTCGATCACAACCGGGTCACCTTCGTGACCGTCACCAAGATCACGCGCACGCAGATCATCACTGAGTACAAGGATGAGACCTACGGCTCCGTGTACCGCTTCGACCGCGTCGGCGTTGAGCCGGGCTGGTACGAGAAGAAGGAAAACCCGAACGCGCCGCTGACCTACCGCCAGCGCGGCGACCACTCGGTGAAGCTGGTCCGTCGGGATGAGCCCCTCGTCATTGAAATCGTGCGCGACCAGCGGATTCGATCGGCGGTCCTCACGGCGCTCGGCGTCGCCGAGCGCAGCAGGAAGCGGTGGGGCAACCCGAACGCCGATGAGGAGTCGCTTGACCTGAACGTGCGAGCGCTGATCGTGCTCGACGAGGTCGAGACCGCGATCACCGAGGCGAAGCGGCTGATCATGCGGGCGATGGTCGACCTGCCCACGCCGGCCAACTCCATCATCGGCGCGGCTGACCATCAGGATTTGCGAGCGATGGAAAGTGAGGGGGAATGACGCGCAGCGGCGAGGGTCGCATGGTGCGATCACACGAACCGACCTATATCAAGAGGTTGATGGCCGACAAAACACCGGTCACGGCGACGGTGATGGTGTCGGGCGTGATCGTCGGGTATGGCACGTTTGTCGATGGACAAGTCAAACACGTCGTGATCACAGATAGTGCGGGTCAGAAGCATGTGGTGGAGGGCTTGCACCGAATCGAACCGAGTGGCGCGGCTGACCATCAGAACCTGGAGGGCTGACCGATGGACCTCGATGATCAAGAAGAGCTGTTCGACGCGACGATCCTGGCCCGGGTCGCCAAGCTACCCGAATGGACCAAAGACCTGATTCACCAGCTCGACGAGGGCCGACGGACGGCGCTGGCCGAGCGTGACACCGCTGAGCGGCTCCTTCGCGAGCACACCTCGAAACAGGTCGTTGGCGAGACCCCTGCGGCCATCGCCGCCACCAGGTTCCACTACCACCTGGGCGACCAGACATACATGATCCCGGCTGACGCCGACGTCGCCGTGCACATCGGTGACGGGCCGGTTCTCGACCTCGTCGTCACCGATGGCCGGCTCCGCGTCGAATCCGCGTCGTCGACCGTCTACGTCCGTCCGCTTGACCGCAACACCGTATCGATCGGAGTTCAGCGATGAGCGAGCGAGCCGATGCCCACATGGAGATCCACTATTCCGGGGAGTGGGCCGCGCTTTACGTGGACGGCCAGCTTGAAACCGTTGGCGACAGCCCCAACACCATCGAGCAGGCGCTTGCCATTCTGGGCGTCAAGGAGATCCACAGCTCCGCGTTCATGCGCGGGCAGAGCAAGGCCGACGGGGTAGCCCGCAACCTCAGTGATGTCGAGCTGTACCGCAGGGAGCTTGACGATCGGATCGAGCGGGCCATGCGACTGCGGCGTGAGGCGGCCGAGAAGGTCGCCGAAGCGAAGAGATTGGAGGACCTCGATGGATAATAAGCCGATCGTCGTCAGCCTGGCCAACGGCCTGGTAGACATCCGGGTCGAGCCCGGTCGTCCAGTGCGTATCCAGGCGTTCGACACCCACGAAGAGAAGGAATGGTGGGACCTGCCCGACGTGGAGGCCCTGGCCCTGTATGACGCGCTGCGCGGCTGGTACGACGAACGATGACCATCCACTATGGACCGAGACGGCTCGTGCACTACGTCACGACCCCGTCCGGCCTGATCATCCGAGGGAGAGTGATGTACGACGAGCGCGGCGAGCCCAGCGAGGGGCTTGTCAACGACTGGAACATCCACAACGATCACGCCGAAGACGGCGGTCAGGGTGACCACCTCGACGAGGCAAGCTCTGACGCTGTGCTCGACGCCCTCGACCGCTGGCAGGACGGCTACGCCGAAGCGCCTGTGTCCACCGGTGCCGACGAGGTCGAATACGCGCGAGGAGACGAATGAAGGTCAGCACCGGCGCCCTGTTGGCTGGTGCCGGCCTCATCGTCATCGGCGGTGGTACCGCCAATGAGGTCGCCAACCGGCCTGGTCCACAACCAGGGCTCGCCGTCGCGGCCATGCTCCTGATCGGTGTCGGCGCCGTCCTCGTCCTCCTCGGACTGGGGTGGGGGCGTCGGTGAGACTACTGAAAGCCGGCGGCTTCCTCGCCCTGACCGGCATGCTCGGCTTCGTCCTTACTTGGATCATGCGCATTCCGGTCGACGACACCACCCGCAACGTCTTCGTCGGGATGGTCGTCATCGGAGTCGGACTCATCGTCAAGGGATTCGGTCAGGCCACCAGGCTCTGAACAGCAAACGGCGCCGAGCAATTGCCACGAAAAAGGCCCGATACCGGATCGGACGCCACCACGCGTTCCGAAATTGGTATCGGGCCTTTTCGTGCCCGCCGCTTCACTCCGTAGCCTGCCCCCCGGCGCGTGCTCATGCCGAAGTCTGGCGCCATCGTAGCAGCGGCCGGCCGGATCTCCGCACCGATCGTCAGGACATCACCATGTGGCGTCTGGCGAATAGTCGCGCGAAGGGTTAGGGTGAGCGTCCCATGAATGATCTTCCCGGGGGGACCGCGCTGCGGACCCCGACGTTCTCCCCCGCCCGCCTGCGTGCAGCCCGCGTCCGGAAGGGCCTGACGCAGGAGCAGGCCGCCGGACAGATCGGCCGCGTGCTGTCCACCTACGTCCGGTACGAGCTGGGCTACCTGGAGCCCTCCATCGACGCGCTCGGCGCGCTGTGCGTGGCCCTGGACGTGCCGGTAGGCGCACTGTTCGACGACCCGCGCAACGAGTGAGGCGGCCGGTTCCCGCCGGTCGCCTCATACCCGAAATGTGAAACCGTCCTATTGCGACTTGTGCGACTTGAGGACTGATTATAGATGAATATGGAATTTCCGCACCCCCAATCCGGTGGGGTGAACCGGTGACCGTCACGGCGGTCGCCGTGATGGCGCAGACGTACGCGCACGCCGGCTGGAAGGTGTTCCCACTGTGGTGGGTGCGGCCCTGGACGCCGCCGGACCGCCGGCACGGCGAAGCTGGTACCGGACTGATCTGCGCCTGTCCGGCCGGCGGTAGTTGCAAGAGCCCCGGCAAGCATCCGCTGTTTCCCCTCGCGCACCGCAAGGGCGATCCGACGGCGGCGCGCTGCGCGGGCGGCTGCGGTGCCACCGGCCACGGGGTGAATGACGCGACCGCCGACGCGCGGGTGGTGGCCCGCTGGTGGGAGGTCAGCCCTTTGGCCAACATTGGCATTCCAGCCGGCGGCAACGCCCTGGCCATCCTCGACGTTGATCCGGCGCACGGCGGCGACCGGTCCTTTGCCCGGCTGCGGGCCTGGATGGCCGACCGGGACTACATGTGGCCGGCCGGCCACGTCGGGCCGCACACCACCTTGGTGCAGCGCACCGGCAGCGGCGGCGAGCACTGGGTGTTTCAGGCCCCGCCCGGCGGCGTGATCAACAAGTCGAAGGCGTTCGGCCGGGACATGCCGGGCCTGGACACGCGCGGCCGTGGCGGGTATGTGGTCGGTTCGCCGTCGATGCACGCGTCGGGCCAGCCATATTCGTGGGTAGATTTCTTCGTCGACCTGGCCCCGTGGCCGGCGCTGCTGTCTTCGCTCATCGACCCGCCGCGCCTCGTCGCCCCGATCATCGTGGAGTCCGACATTCCGGCCGAGTTCTCCGGCGTCGACCGGTACGCGGCGGCGGCCGTGGTCGCGGAGCTCAACGAGGTGCGCGGCGCACCGGAGGGGCAGCGCAACGACACGCTCAACTCGGCGGCGTTCTCCATCGGCCAGTTCGTCGGGGCTGGCCGCCTGGATGAGCGGCTCGCGTTCCGGGAGCTGTGTGCTGCCGCCCACGGGGTGGGGCTGGAGCAGCGGGAGATCGAAAAGTCGGTGCTGTCGGGGCTGCGTGGCGGGAAGAGCCGCCCACGGCGGGGGCGGTCCGGGGGTGACGGGTGAGCGAGGAACGGGGCAAGGTGGATTGGTCCGACATCGACCAGATGGCGGCGCCGTCGTCGAATGGGTTGCCGCCCACGAATGGTGTGCCGGTCGACGAGCTGTTCGAAAACGCGCAGAAGGTCGAGAAGGCCGAAAAGATGCTGTCGCTGTTGGGTAAGGACCCGGCGGCGTGGCTGGAGCAGATGCGCACCGAGGGCGATCCGGTGAAGCAGATGATCCGGGTGTTTGAGCGGTATCAGGTGCATTCGGCGGACAAGGAGGCCCGGAAGCTCGCGGATGGTGGTGCGGCCGGCGGCCGGCGGCTGCGGGTGACGGCGGCGTCAGAGTTCGCGATGAAGGCTGTGCGGTGGGTGTGGGCGGGCCGGATGCCGATGGGGGAGATCACGCTCATTCCTGGCCGCGAGGGTGTGGGGAAGTCGACGTTTCTGGCGTGGATGGCGGCGGCGGTGACGACGGGGGTGTTGCCGGGCATGTGGGCGGGGGTGCCGCGCAGTGTGTTGTACGCGGCTACGGAGGATTCGTGGGAGCACACGATCCGGCCACGGATGGAGGCGGCGGGCGCCGATCTCGGCCGGGTGTTCCGACTCGACGCGGAACAGGACGGCGGGTATGGGAAGTTGTCGCTGCCGGTGGATACGCGGCTCATTCCGGAGATCGCCGGGGAGACGGGTGCGGCGGTGCTGATGTGTGATCCGATCATTTCGTTGGTGTCTGATCAGATCAACACGTTCAAGGCGCAGGAGTTGCGTGGAGCACTGGAGCCGTTGAAACGGGCGGCTGAGGAGGCCGGTATCTGCGTGGCGGCTCTGGTCCATTTCAACAAGGCCAAGGACACCGATGTCCTGTCGATGATTTCGGGGTCGCGGGCGTGGTCTGAGGTGGCCCGCGCGGTCATTGCCATTGCCCGGGACAAGGATGCTGAGGATTACACGTGCGTGGTGTCGCAGGTGAAAAACAACCTGGGCCGGTCTGATTTGCCGCACCTGACGTACACCATCGACAACAAAGAGTTGAGAGATGCCGAAAACAATCCGGTGCATATTGGCGCGCTGCGGTGGATGGGGGATTCGGATCGTGGTGTTGAAGATCTTCTCGCGCAGGCACACGTCAAAGAGAATGTAGGCGATTCGACCAAGGCGGTTATTAATTTTGTGGTGGCGCGGTACGCGGAGACGGGGCGGCCGGTGTCGACGAAGGATGTCGTTGACCAGTTCGCACCGGACCAGTCGGCCGAGAATTCGCGGAAGATCCTGAGTCGGTGTGTGACTCGGGGTGGTCTGCGCAAGGTTGTGCATGGCCACTACGCACCGCCGGACGAGCAGCGGCTGTGTCCGGGGTGTAGCCGGCCGGCGGCTGCCGGGGAGAACTACTGCGCTCCGTGTCGACAGAGCCTCGACCACGCAGATCGTCAACAAAGGGTCACAACGGATGATGATGGTCTTTTTCCCCGGTAGGTGGGGTGTGACGGGGGTGGGTGCCTGTCACGTCTGGAGATGTGACAGTGCCACCCCTTTGTGGATCTTGGGTCACGTTTCTGACCTGGGGTGGCGCACTCCGGAGCGTGACGCCTCTCGCGCGCGATACCCCTGTCACACTGTCACATCTGTCATTATCCCTGCTTAAAGTGTGTGTGACATATATTTTGAGGTATACGAGAGGGTGTCATTATTGAGGATGTGTCACACTACAGAGAGTAACAATGAGTGGAATGTGACAGCGTGACAGTGTGACGGGTGTGATTCCTGTGATGACCCGAGCGCGCATGGCGAGCGCGCGTATCACGTACGCTCGCCTAAGGCAATGAAAACCCCGGCACGGCTGGCACCGTCCGGGGTCCGGCTGACTGGAGAAAGAGTCAACATGGCGAAGCGTAATGCCCAGGACTGGCCAGAGCGTGAAATTGATCGACTTCAGCTACGGATCGAAACTCAGCAGATCTGGCGGGTTGGTCTTCTTGCTCGTGTCCAACAGGCCGACATCGCGATCACCGAGGCGCAATCCCACATTGGATATCTGAAGGATATTATTGTCTCAAGGGCTGAAAAACTGGAATAATCTATAATATGGGCTGATAGCTCCCGGAATACCGCTAAACGGTACAAACGGACTATCAGCTCATAACCGTTCGGCCACCACAGCCCGAAAGGGCTCCGAGCAGGGAAAAGGATGTGGATCATGAGCGTTGGCAAGATAGTTAGCATGCCTAACCAATTCGGCGACCAGATAGTTAGCGCCACTAACAAACCTGCGGTCGCCGAGCGCTGCCCGTGCGGCGATTCAGAGCATTCCCGCTGGTTGGTGGCCGGCACCTGGACCTGCGAGCCGTACCCGTGCCAGTGCGCCGGCCGCCCTTCGTGGGCGGAAAGCTGCTGGTACCGGCACAAGATCACACACAAGATGATCAGCCGTTGCTACTGCTCGACCCGCGAGCGTCACAAGGAGTTGCCACACGATTGCTGCGCGTGGGAGGTTCGTAATCCTCGCCACCTCGACGAGGCGAGCCCGCTCAGCCCGCCCAGTTCGCCGCTGAGCGTTGGGGGGTCACCGAGGTACCCGAACGCCGTCGTGGGCGGCCAGGAGCAACTCACGGCTGGCGGAATGGACCTTATCGACGAGCTGGCACCCCGTCCGGTCGAAGACCTGTGGACGCTCGACCCGTCCGACCCGGAGGACGTCGAAGCGACCGCGCTGTACGTCGAGCCCGGCGAATTCGTCGCCGACCACCCTGTGAGCGCTCCGACGAACACCTCGACGAGCGGCCGGAAGCGCCGTGCCAGCGCCACGCAATCCGTCGAGACTGTGACATTGCCGGCGCTCGTCCGCCGCTATAGTCACGCTGAGTGTCACTGTGGTTGCGCAACGCCATGGGATGGGCAAAAAGTGTCAAGTGGGTACCACTGCCCCAATTGTCACAGTAATTGGACCAACCTCGGGACCGCCGAACACCACCGGCGGCGGATGTCCGGCGTCTGCCGGCTGCCGGGCGATGTGGTCGACGTCGACACGGGCCGCAGGTTGCTCGCGGCGCGCTCCGTGGGCGGCTTCGAGGTCTGGGGGCCGGTGGCGTACGCTTGACCAGGCGATCGTTGACCGGGCGTCATGGGCCGCGTCATCGGTGGTATGGTGTCCGGCATGGATCAGAGCATCAAGACCCGGGAGAACCGTCTCCGGCGGGCCGCCGAGCGCCAGGGCCTGGCCCTGCGCAAGTCGCGGACCCGTGACCCCCGCGCACTCACTTATGGTCGGTACTGGCTCACGGACGGTACGGGAGTGGCGACGTGGAGCACGGCGGCCGGCGTCACGCTCGACCAGATCGAGCAGGAGTTGAACTCATGAGTGACCGCCAGATCATCACTGTGGACGGCCGGAGCATCGCATTCCGGCAGGTCGGCTGGATAGGACACACGGACTGCAACTCCGCGCCGGGAAAATGGATCTACGGCATGGATGAAGATCCGTCGATCATCGAATCTGGATTCAGCCCACTGTGGGTCGAAGCCCACAATGACGAGGTCGTTTACAGCGGACCCCGCCACGACCAGCTTGACGAGATAGTCGAATGGGCGCGGGAAGCTGTCAAGGCGCTGCATGCGCCGCACACCACCCACGATTGGGACGGTGTTCCCGAGCGGCCTATCGAGCGCTGCAAGCGTGACGACTGCGTCAAGGCGGTCAGACTGCTCTGGCCCGAGGACGACTGAACATGGACAAGCGCACCGCGAAACGGAAGGCGTACTCACATGCGGCCGGCGCGCTTGATGGCTGCCTGGCCGAGGGCTGGCCCCTCGAACTGTGTGAAAGCGAAGAGGAATACGTCAAGATCAGCGAAGCTTTGAGGGACATAATCCGTCAACTGGGGGAGAAGGGCGAATGATCGAGGGTGTGCTGTATCTCGTCGGCCTGATCGGGGTCGTCCCGCTCACAGTGGGCGGCTATGTCGCCTGGGCCAATCGCAAGGACCGGAGGCGGTAATGACCGAAACCCTGAAGGTTAATACCGATCCGCCGCGCTATCGCTGCTCGCAGTGCGGCGGCCGGATGCGCCTTGATGGCGGCTGGGTGTCCTGCCGCACCTGCTCACTGTCAATCTCCGATCGCCGGTACGGGCGGTGGACGCCGCTCCGGCTCGCGCTCACCCTGCCGTCCTGGCGGTGGTGGCACGTCTTCAGTCCCCTCGGTCCGGTGTTTGGCCGCGTCTACCGGGTGCGGGCACGACTCGTGCACCGCATCGGCCGGCATTACCGGGTGCAGGACGGTTGTTGCAGTTGGTGCGGGAGGCGGCCATGACCACGCCCCCGGTGGTCCGCTTCTTCCTGTCGCTCTACCGCCAGACTGACGCCGATGTCGCATGCGGCGGATGGATGGGCGGTGGCGGCAAGCTTTACGTTCGTAATGTCCCTACCTGGTTTCTACCCCTCGTCGGCGATGACGTGATGTTGTGGCCGACCGAGGAGGAGGGTGACTCCGGCCCGACATGGGAGGTGAAACGCCGCTACTGGCGTCCGTCCGGCGCGGTGGACGTGGAGTTGATCGACATGCAGGTTGACCCGCCCGAAGAGATCGTGAAGGAACTCCGCACGACCGCCGCCCCGGGGCTTCCGCCGTACCGGCGCACCTGGTGGACGAACATCGACGGTGACCCCGAAGCCCAGTTGCTCGCGGGTGGCTGGCAACGCTACAGGGGGCTGTCATGACCGTGCCCGTCGGCCGGCGCCGGATCATCCTCGTCGGCGGAAAACGCCACGGCCAATGGCATGACGTACCCGAGGAACTGCCGGAGGAATGGAACGTGCCATGGCCTCCGAGCGCGACAGTGTTCGCCACCTACGTTGAGTCCGATGCCAACATGTTTGACGATACATTCAATCGGTTCGATCAGTACTATCGGCAGCATGGTTGGCTGAACCATGGTGCCGGCAACAGGGTTCCGGCTGTGCTCTACGTCGCCGCCGAGGCATGTGGGGCCAACCGCGCGCACTGGGCGACCTCAGCCGTGCACATCGCTCACTGCTATCACCAGGGCCTGGGTGTCGACTGCTGGCTGCACGAGCGGCCCGTTAACGTAGAACCCGACCCGAGGTTCGTTGCCCTGCTTGAGGAAATCGCGTACCGGCGGAGCCAGCGCGGTGACATTGGCCGGCTCAGTTCGTTGATCGACAGAATGGAACGTTGGTGATGTGGTCGAACAAGATCCGATGGTGGGAATGGCCGCTCATCCCCATCGGATTCGTGATCTTCATTTTCTGGCACTGGATTCGGGAGAGTCAGAACAACAAGGGGAAACGATGATGTGGTTGATTGACAAGCTGCTTGACTGGATCGAATCCAGATACTCGCTATCAGAGTGGTCGTCGGCGGACGACGAGGAGGAGGGTGGTGAGTGACACCTGGTACCGCAGGTCCGTCGAGCTGCCACCATACGAGGATGCGGTCGGTAAGCTCTGGATGCCGGACGGTCGGCGCGTCAACCCGACTACGCCGGAAGATCTGATGACACAGGCTGTCTGCCTCCAGGACATGATTCAGAGTCTGCTTGATCAGGTCCCGTCGGAGTTTTCGTTTACATACTGGATGCTGCCACCGGGGATGAACTGCCCCGAGTGCACCATCGACGAGGACCCGGCGCCGTGGTGCGACTGCCGGACCGAAGATGAGCACCCCGACCCGCCGGGCCGGCACGTGCCATGCAAGAAGCGCGCCCACCACCCGGACCGCTGTCCGGAAAGGAAACGTCATGGCGCTGGCCGACCCGCCCGCCTGGGCTGACGGCGAGGGCATGACCCTCGATCCGGTGTATGAGATGTGGGTGTTTCGCTACCGCGAGAAGAACGGGCAGGACAGCGAGGTTCACCAGCGTCGCGACCAGCAGGCCAATCCGGCCGGCGCGGCGCGGGTGCTCGCCAATCAGTGCAACGGCGTTGTCCACTGGACATCGGCCCGGACGCAGGGCGCCATGTATCACTGGAACTGGGTGGATGATGAGCGTGGGCATCACCCAACCTGGCGGGTCACCTATCCGACCGGCGGGTTCCGGGGTCGGGTGGTCGCCTGCCCGAACATGGATCAGCATCGATGAATCGCTATGGCCTCACCGCGTTCGGTTTCGTCCTCACCGTCGTCGGCGCCTACGCCATGCCGCCCACGTACGCCCGGCTGGTTATCAGTCTCGGCCTCGGCTTTACTCTGATCGGCTGCGCCGGCATCCTCATCCACGTCTTTAGGAAGAAGCGATGACCGCACCCAAGCCGCCCACCATCACCCTGGCCGAGCGCCAGACCACCGTCTACGAGCGGTTCGCCTACGATGTCGACTACGCCCCGTTTCCGGTACCTGTCGATGGGGTTCACTTCCTTCCCGTCAAGGTCGCGGTCACCTTCAAGGGCGGCACGCTCTGGGCGGTGCACGTCTCCGGCCCGCGCGTCGGCGACATGGCCGACGTCATCACCCGGCACCTGTCGGTGTACGTCGAGAGCGGCGAGGCCCGCAACCTCGCCGCGCATCGGCTGTCCTGGTTGGCGTCGCTGCTCACCCTGCCGAAGCCACTGCAACCGAAGGAGAAATGATCATGACTGACAATGACCTTGTTCTCAATGGCCCCGACATGCGCGTCCGGCTTCGACAGATTGGTTGGATCGGGCACTCTACGAACGATCGCCAGACCGCCGGCCGGTTCTACTCGCTCGACGAGGACCCCCGTGCCGTCGAGAACGGTGGCTTTTCCCCGCTCTGGCAGGAGATTGAGAGCACGGCCCGCGAAACGGTTGCGCCGGGCGTGCTCGACGACCTACGGGCCGCGATCAACCGCAACAGTCTGGAAAACGGCTCCAACACCCCGGACCACATCCTGGCCCGCTACCTCGCCGGCTGCCTGGAGAGCTTCGACCGGGCGGCACGCGACCGGGATCACTGGTACGGCATTCAGCCGGCGCCGGGCTGGCGCTCGACCTGGCGACCGGATGTGCCGGCATGAGCGCGGTGACGCGGGACGAAGGTCTGGCGGTGCTCGCACTGTCGCTCGGCAACTGCCGGTGGACCGGCGGAGACAACACGGTGCGCGCCTACCTCGTCGAGCTGCTGGCGCGGCTCTGGACCGGGGACGCCGATGCCAAGTACGGCATGATCGGCGATTCCGATTGGCAGTATGACCTGTACGAGCCGCTGCGTGACGCCGGGCTCATTCCGGCCTGGCTGGACGGGCATGGCGTTGGCTACCGCCTGAATCACACCGTGCGCCTTGAGGACCAGCAGCGCGCCGACGCGCTTATCTGGGCGGCCATTCGGGCGCTCGGGCCGGCGTCGAGCGGAGCCGATGAGATCTCGGACGGCTACCACACGTTCGGGGAGCTGTACGACCATCGGCGCGCCCTGACCGCTGTTCTGGCCTCTGCGGCTGCGGGAGACGCGAAGTCATGGCGCAGTAAGGCCCACCACCCCGATGACGATGAGCCCATGTTTGAGGGGCATTTCGTTGTCGGTATCGAGCTGCCGACCGGCATGATCAGGTACCACTATGGGTTGACGCACTGGGACGACTTCCCGGCCGTGCCCGAGCTGGAGCACGCGCCCAAGTGGGATGGCGCCACGCCGGCCGACACGGTGACGCGGTGCCTGGAGCTGGCCCGGCTGGTCGCGGAGCCCGATGGCTGAGCCGCATCTCGACCATCCGGGCGAGATTCACTGGTTCAGCGGCGAGGGGCCGGCGGCGGTGCTCGGGCCGTGCCCGCACGCCGGCTGCAAGCACCTCGGGCAGGGTGTCATCGCCTGGGGGCCGACCCTGGAGCGGTACGAACTGGTCAAATGCGGAACCCCGGGCAACGTCGAGGACGGTCGGTGCGCCGGCGCATGCCGGGCCTGGGTCGACGGGCGGGGCCGCGTCACCTCTAAGTGGCTTCAGATCCAGCCCGCCGAGGCGGTGCCCCGGCTCATCACGTTGGTTAGTTAAGACGTCCGGCCGGGGCCAGCACTTGACCGGTGCCCTTACGAGCTGCGTCCCGGTCGGACACATCTATCACGAGCCGTTGAACAGGGAGGTCCTGAGACTCATGCATCAGAATGACAGGAGCGCCGAGGAATGGCGCGCGGAGGCGGTCCGCCGCTTCGAGGCCGCCGAGGCGGCGTTTCATCAGCCTGCCGGGCATGATGACCGCCGCGCCGAGGTCACTCGTTTGACGGCGCACCAATCACGCTGCGCCCCGGCCGGGTACTCCCCGCTTGTCACGTCACGTGACGACTGATAGGCTTTTCGAATGACCCCACAACAGCGTGAGACGCTCTCCGTCATGATCATTGGCGGTTTCATCCTCGGTGCCATCATCGTTCATATTCTCGGCTCACTGCTGGTGCTGCGGTGAGAATGAGAGCCGTTCGCATGGGAATCGCCGTCGCAAGCATGTGGATCAGCTTCTACGCCACCGCTGCCCTTGGCGGGGACTTCGTTGCTTCCCTTACCGTCGGCTGTCTGACGACCTCGGTTGTTCTGGAGATCATCGCCTATAAGGGGTGGCTCCGATGACCGACTGGGGCGACATTCGACCCGACCTCACCGGCGACCCGGCCGCCCTGCGCGCCGAGTTCGAAGCCGTGCTCACTCGGATCGAAGGTCCAGGACCATACAGCTACGCACAGGCCCTCGTTGACGTGATGCTCGCCGGCAAGTTCAGACGCGAAGTTTGGCCCGACCTCACCCAGGACGAGCGCGACAGCTATCAAACCCAGCTCGCCACCGCCAAGGCGAAGCACCGCGCTGAACGGGAAAGGCGGCACAAGCGATGAGCATTGTTACCAAGGCCCGCAACGGCGTCATTGTCGGCCTTGCCCTTGGCTTGATCCTCTACACCTTCCCACAGCCGAGCACCCGGGAACGCGATGAGAGGGCTCAACGTCGTCCTATCGTCTTTGTCGCGGTCAGCCCCAATCGGAACGCTGCCGTCACTTACAATGCCGGTGCAGGGCCGAGAGGTGCAGCCGTCAGCAAAGGTCAGCCATGGACGATAGTCAAGTTGGTGCCGAAAGGTACTACGGTCGTTCTCATCGTCTCCCCGCCATTGCCTGATCTTGTTGGCTGCGCCCTCTACAAGAAGGGCCGCGCTGAGCCGCTCCCCCCGCCCGTTTCGCTGCCGAATGTCAAAATGGAAATCGTTGATCGCCAACTGACCTGCACATTGCTCGTCACCTAGGAGTCAACCATGCTGGCAGGGCATGTGATGCTAACGGCATGACTCGACCATGGAAGCGTCAAAGCCAACCTAGTCGTGGGGTTGATTCCCGAGGTGATCCGGTGATCGACCCCACCAAGAACGTTATGGATGTGGTGGCCGCTGCGGTCCAGCGTTTGGACGACCTGCGCGACATGGCGGACACGGGCTTGCGTGATCTGATCCAGGCCAACGCCGCGCACGCCGCCGAACTCCGCGAGGCGGAGGCCAAGCGCATCGACGCGATTCGGGCTGTTGATGTCGGTGCCGTGAACCGTGCGGCCGAGGTCAGTGCTCAGCAAGCCTTGACGCTGTCCACGCAGACGCAGACCCTGGCTGAGACGCTCCGCACGCAGGTAGCCGCAGCGGCGACAGCGGCGACGGTGGCGTTGGCCGCCGCATTGGAGCCGATTCAGAAGGACATCGCCGACCTGCGGCGCGCGCAGTATGAACAGGCGGGCAGTAAGGCCCAGGTCGTGGACACCCGCGCGACGGTGGGCGAGCAGCGTGCGACGACGGACCAGCAACGGTTGAACCTTGGCGCGGTGCTTGGTTTGGTCGCCGTGCTGATCAGCTTGGCAATGTTCATTGTGATCGTGGCGAGGGGGTGACTGCCTAGATTCGTGCACCATGGCATAATCGACGCTATGGTCAGACAACCGCTCACCGCATCCGTATTCGCTAGGCTCGACGCTGAGGATGTGATCACCCCCGCCGAGGTCGCCGGACTGTTCCGGGTCGACCCGAAGACCGTCACCCGCTGGAGCGCGAACGGCTGGCTTTCCTCCGTCCGCACCCCCGGCGGACACCGCCGCTACAAGGTCGGCGTTGTTCGGGAACGTCTCCAGCGGCCGAGTGAATGAACAGGCTGATCCGCACGGTCGGATCGAGCGCAGCCGCGCTGGCCGTGATGCTGCTCGTCGGTCGCGGCGAGCTGACCGGCTCGGCGATGGTCGCCGGGTTCATCGCGGCGGGCGGGGTGTGGTTCGTCATCGTGTTCGCCCAAGGGGGCTGGAAGTGAAGGGTCCGTTTCCGGTGTCGACGATCGTTGCCAGCGTTGCCGCCGGGGTATCCGCGTTCTACATTGCCCGGATGCCAGGGCTGGCCCTTGGTCTCGCCCTCGCGGTACTGCTGGCCGGCGGCTACCTGGCCAGCAAGCGGGGTGACGGCTGATGAACGGCGTCCACGGCTGTCCGGGCTGCGCCGTGCCCGGCGTGCCGGATCACCTTCTGGCCTGCGGGCCGTGCTGGGGCCGGCTGCCGCGTGTGTACCGGAATGCGGTGCTTGCGGCGTGGCGCAACCGCTCCAAGGCGCCGCTCGGGCATCTGCGGGCGGTCGGCGCGGCCAGGACCTGGTACCGGCAGAACCCTGACGCTTGACACGTCGTGTGATGATGTGTCAGGGTGATCGGAGTCCTGCTCGGCACCAAGCAAAGGCCGTTTCCCTTAACTGTTGGCGTGCCGGGTGGGACGCTCAAAGCGGGGCTATCGGGCCATGCTGGAAGCGAGAACCGACGACGATCCGCCCGATAGTCCTTACCCATCAACAGAACTGAGGTGTTTATCCACAGTGGACAGTGAGAGTGAGATGCCGACAACCCTTGCCGGCTACCTGAACAAGATCATCAACAACGGTGCCAGCGACGATCGCGAGATCATCGACAAAGCCATGATCGAGGTTCCCCGCGAGGTGCTGGACCAGCACATCAGAGGCATGGTCCGCGCCGCGCTCGCTCAGGTCTGGCATCAGCGGCGCCGCGCCAACGGCGTCATCTCCGGGCCGAACGCACAGGGCCGCGAGCATCCTGGGGTCAAGGCGAAGAACCGGGCCGGCGTCCACAGTGGACGAAGTCCGAAGGTCGCTGCTGTTCGTGCGGCGCTCGCCTCCGGAAAGCTCGCGGCTTGGTATCGAGACGAGCTGTGGACCGGCACCCGTAAGGTCCGACTCGGCGACGCGACGTACGAGGACCTGACGGCGGTCTCGAACTACTACGACTCCACGGCGGCGGCGAACACTCGCATGGCTGAACAGGTCAGGCGGATCGCGGTGCTGGTGTTGGAGCACAAGGTTTCGCGTGTCAGTGAGCTGCCGGAGACGGTCGCTCTTGCGCTGGCAGGCGAGTAATGCTGGCCCCGGTCGACCATCTGGTTTGCGATATCCTTAACGTGACCGCGTGGACGTCGGCCGGGGCCAACTCACCACCGAAATCCCAGCGAAACCCGCCCCGGCCGGCCATGGCGCAGCCGACACCCAATCTTACCGCGCCGGCCGGGGCCAACAATGTCCCGCATCCCAAGTGAGAAGCGCCCCGGCCGGTCCATGCAGCACTCGATATCCAAGCCGGTACCGGCCGGCCGGGGCCTATGGCGCGGCGATATCCAAACGAGGCGCGCCCCGGCCGGCCACATGATTGTCGATACCCAACACGTGGGCGCCGGCCGGGGCCTATGGCGGTCCGAAACCCAATCAAGCGGCGCCCCGGCCGGCCAAACCCGCACCGCAACCCAATCAGCCCGCGCCGGCCGGGGCGCCATGGTGCCCCTGAAACCCTGTCGACGAGTGCGCCCCGGCCGGCGGCGGGGCCATTCCAGGAGCCATGAACCATTGGCCTTCCGCCCCGCTGCCACAACTCCATAGACCCGACCCCGGCGCCATATACCGCGCGCATACCCAAAGCGCAGTCGCGCCGGGGTTGTACAGCAGGGCGGCGGGGCTGAGGCTCACTCGACACCCAAGCCAGAAACGCCCCGCCGCCTACCCATACCAGCCGGAGCCAACGAAGAAGCGAAACCCAGTGCGGCATCCGCTCCGGACAGCCGGGCGGCGGGGCCAAAGGGTGGACCATAACCCACTAGCCCAGCGCCCCGCCGCCCACACTCCACAAAGGACAAACACGTGACCACCACCACGAATCATGGCACCCTGCTCACTACTGAGATTCTCGGCTTGCAATCCGCCATGCTCGATGACCTCGAAAATGTTCGAAAGGGCGGCGGCTCCCGTCACGGCGCTCTCACCGGCCTCACCGTTGACTCCAGGCCCTGGAAGCCGGACAAGGACGGGGAAACCCGTGTCTATGGCCTGCCGTTCGACGACCCACACGCCATGCTGTTCCGCGATGTCGTCGCCGGGGTCGCCAGCCTGGAAGACAAGGCCGTCACCAACCTTGAGAAGGCGATGAAGGCGCACCCACTCGGGCCGTGGATCAAGAAGCAGCGGGGCCTAGGTTTCAAGCAGGCCGGCCGGCTGCTCGCCGCGACCGGTGACCCGTACTGGCGCCGAGAGCTGACCTACTTCCTCGCGGACGGCGAGACCGTCGACCGGACCGTGCCCGAGGGGCCGCGCACCGTCTCGGCTCTGTGGGCATACTCCGGCCTTCACGTACTCCCCGGCACTGGCCAAGCGGTCGACGATGCCCATGACTCGCTCGTCAGTGCCGGGGCTGAAATTGCGGGCGGCGACCCCGGCCAATCCAACACCGCAACCCAGGACTGGAGCGCCGGGGTCGCCGCCCGTCGCAAAAAAGGCGTAAAGGCCAACTGGTCGACCGAGGCAAAGACGCGCGCCTATCTCTGTGCCGAGTCGTGCGTGAAGCAACTCCTCAAAACCTGCTATGTCGACAGTGACGACGGTCAGCGGACCGTGGCACACGTCGATGATTGTAAATGTTCTCCGTTCCGCCGGAAGTACGACGCGAGAAAGTTTCACACTTCCGTCAGCCGTCCGGAGTGGACGGACGGTCACCGGCACAACGACGCGCTCCGCGTCGCGTCAAAAGAGATCTTGAAAGCGCTCTGGATCGAGGCGCGCCGGCTGCATGCCGAGGCCGATCCGGTTCTGGCGAAGATGCTCGGCGAGTCCGTCGATATTGCGGCACCCGGAGGGCAACCGGCTCGCTGAAGGTGTCCGGCGTTGGGCCAGATCTGCGGCGAAACCCGATGATGGGTCGCCCGGCGCCGGACACTACTCAAGACTCCTCGGCGGCTCCGGGACCAAGGCGCGTTCTCCAAACAATATCCGGGCCGCCGAGGCCCAAAGCTCGCGGCCGGGCCAAGTTGCGTCCGAGACCCGAAGGCCGAGCGCCCGGCCGCGCCGAAACCGTTCCCCCGCCTCGATCATTCGGCGCACGAGATCCATTGGATCTGCGTCGGGGTGGGGGGACGCTTCGCGCTTGACACCGATCGTGCCGTCCGCCAGGATGGCGAAACGAAAGTCACTTACAGCGACCGGGAAGGGATCTTGTGAGGTTCCGTCAGGCGATCACCTTTGTCATCAGTATGGTCATCGCGTTCGTGTTCTTCTATGCCGTGTTGGTCGCGCTCGGGCTCGCCCCGCCCGGTGATCGATGATGGGCAAGCACCGCGCCGGCCGGGAAACCATCCCCGCCTGGCTCGCCATCGTGCTCGCGCTCGTCCTGCTCGCGCTCGTCCTCGTCTGCCTCGGCGTTCCGATCCCGCTGCCCTAAGGAAAGAGCCCCATGCCCAACGAGAGCAAGGTAATGACCGTCACCGTGACCATCGCCATCGAGGTCGCCGGTGAGCGGATGACCTCGATCATCGAGAACACCTCGAAGCAGATCGGTTTCGTCGGAACCATGCCGGCCATCTTGGAGAAACGGGTAGACGCGGCTGTCGAAGACGTCCGCAACGCGACCGTCAACCATCTGGGCAACCTCCGATGACGTCCGTTGAGGCGTACGGTCGCGCCTGGACTCACGGTGACTTCGCTCGCGACGGGCAGGGCCGAACCTGGCAGTTGCTTTATGAGGCCACCGACGGTCAAAGCGAGCCAGTCGATCCGTTCTGGGTCGGCAATCACCTCGATGCCGTTGTCGACGAGAATGAGCGGGTTGGGGTCAATCTTGGCGACCTCCCTCAGCCTGTCGTCAGGCTGATGCTCACCAGCGAACCGCCGGCTGACCGCGTCGAGCAGCTCGCCGAGGAGCTGTGCAACCTCGGCGCTGACGTCAACCTTGAACAGTGCGCCGCGATCCTGAGTCGCCTCGACCCGCCGCCGCCGACAGAGGACCGCGTCGACTGGCTCGCCGGGCAGATCTGGGACCATTCGGCCGGTGAATGCCGACACGGCTGTAGCCCGTGGGTCCTCGGCAAGAAGTACGGTGACAGCGACCTTGACAGCAAGGGCGTCCTTCAACTCGCCCGGGATATCCTCACCGCGCTTCAGCTCGCGACCACCCGACCGTTGTGCGCCTGCCTCGGGCTCGCCCCGGCCGGCGTCGACCAGCTCGCCGCGACTATCCGCGAGAAGTTCCCTAACCTGCCGTACACCGACCGCACGCCGGTCGAGCGCGCCGACCTCCTGATCAGCATCTTCCGGGGCCTTCTCGACGGACTCAGCTCGGACGGCGCCGAATTCCCCGAATGGATCAGAAAATGAGCTGGCAGTTTGTCACCGTCCTGATCGGCATGCCATTCAGCATCCTGGCCGGGTCAGCGCTGTTCGTGTGGGCGTCCTCGAACCGTGGCCGCGAGACCCGCGACATCGAGCCCCGGCACCACACCCGCGCCACCCGGGCTACCCGCGAGGATGTGCGGTGAGCCGCCCTTTCCAGCCCGATGTAGGCGCGGCGCTGCGCAAGCTCCGCGAGCACGCCGGCTACACCCTCGCCGAGTTTTCCATGATTAGTCACACCGGCGTACCGGCCATCGGCTCCTACGAGCGTGGTGACCGCCGCATCGCAGTCGACACCGCCAATGAGCTGCTTGCCCATTTCGGCTACCGGCTCGCCGTCGTCCCGGCCGACTTGCCCGGACCCGATGACACGAAGCACCTACCGGCCCGGCTGCGCGCCCTCGCCGACCACCTCGACGAGCTGGCGAGTATTCGGAAAGACTCGGGGTCATGAACTTCATCTGTACACCGTGCGGTCGAGCTGCCGACAATCCGACCAACATTGCCCCCGACGATCCCGCGAAGCTGGCCCGCTGGCGCCGCGCCAAGCACCGGCAGTGCCGGGGCGGTACGTGGTGCGACTGTGGCCACGTTATTCGCTGATCATGCATATCGAGCGAAAGTGATATTCAATGCCAACAGCGCTTCCACCGCCTCTACCCTTGCGCCCTGCTGAGAACCACGTCATGGCCGAAACAGCCGCCGCCCTGTACGAGGAGGGCCTGACCTCGTTGCGGGCCGCTGACGAGGCACACGCAGCCGTCCGTAACGGCAACGCGATCGCTACCCACGACGGGCATACCCTGCTCAACGCCGCCGCCATCGCCTACGGGGACCAGATGCAGCGCGGCGGTATGGGCTACCTTCTCGCCGCGCTCGTGCGTTCCCAGCTCGAACAGACCGAAGATCGAACCGAGGTCCAATACATCGACCAGGAGAAAGCCTTCAAGGAAGAGCTATTTCAGCAGTTGGTCAGCGAGCGAGACGCGGCACTCGCCGAACAACCGCCACTTACGGTCACCAACTGGCGGCATCAGTGCGCTGAGAAGAAAGGCGCCGTTGTCATACTCGGTGGCGCTGACGTTGACCGGTGCGCCTGCGGTAATCCAACCGAGGTTTGCCAGATTGACCCCGAGGAACTCTGGCGTAGCTGGGAAAAAGAAGCAGATGAGCGAAACGCGGCACTCGCCAGGCAACTGGTCGACGATATGAACGGTGACGCCGAGCTGGCCGCCCGCGAGGCAGCCGACCTGGACGCCGAACGGGTCGAGAAGCTGGCCCGCGCGCTCGCCGCCCGTGCCGGTGACGAGATCGCGCTTGGCGGCTCGCTCAACGAGCGTGATACGGCCTGGGAACCGTACCGGGTCGACGCCCGGCGCATCCTCGCCAACCTCGACGGGACGGACGGATGAAGACCACCTCTGGTCGCCGCACCTGGATTCTGTTCGCCGCTGCCTCCTGCCTCGCCTGGGTCGCTGCCGGCGCCGCGCTCATCCGGGCCGTCACCGGTCATCCTGACGCCATGCCCGGCGCGATCGCGCTCAGCTCGATCGCCGCTATCTTCAACGTGATCGCCGCTATCTTGTGGGTGACCCGGTGAAGATCCCCCGCCACGCCTACGAGCAGATCATCGACTACAGCATCGGTGAAGCCCGCGCCAACGGCCGGGAAGCCTGTGGCTACCTTCTCGGCAAGGGCAGTGACGACGACCCGGACAGCTTCATGATCCTCGAAAATGTCGCCGAGCATCCCCGCTACCGGTTCGAATTCGACCCGGAGACGTGGCTACGGCACAACACTTGGCTCGACGCGGCCCGACTGAAACCGATGGCCATCTGGCATTCTCATATCGGCACCAGCGCGGAACCCTCGGAGCACGACATTCGCAATGCCGTTGACCCGAACCTTCTGCACCTGATCGTCTCCGTGCCGATGCCTGGTACGAGCCTGCCGGTCCGGGAAGGCGTGCCGACGGTGCTTCTATGGAAGCTCAGCTCGGACGGCCCGGTCAACACTCAGGCCGTCCCTCAGCCTCTGGTGGTGTGGTGACCAAGGTCAGAACCGCGTTTTTCCTCTTCGTCGCGGCCTTGCTGGTGCTCACGTTCGCCTCGACACTGACGAGGCCTCGCGTCGATCGTGGCGACAATGGCAGGGCCGCCCCGCCGCTGACCGGCAGTGACGAGGTCGCGGTCAAGCTCAGCGTCTGGGGCAACTACAGCACTGCCCGCATTGAGCAGAACGTTCGGCAGCCGCGCGAGTTCGAGGTCAAAGCCCCCTGGTGGGAGGTGCACGAAGTGAGCCGGGGCAAGGTGGTCAGACTGTTTGTCGGGCGGCCGGGAACGTCGGCGGTGCACTGCCGGGTCGAACGGCTCGACGGTGTTGGCGAGCCTGATCAGCAGTCGAGTACGGCGCTCGCGGGGGCCGCCTGCATTCTGGTCGTGGAATGACTTGACACGTCAGGTGTCGTCGGGTAGCGTAGTCCTCGCAAGGCAGCACGGAGCACGACGGCAACGACTCGCTTCACCTTCGGGTGATATGCGGCCAGCCGGCAAGGCAAGTGATCCGGGTCGACACGGATCATGTCCGGCGCATCTGGTGACCAACGACCACGCACCCGAAAGGCCATCCCTCGGAGGCTCTCCCCGTACGAACGCAGGGCATCCCACCGAGGCATCCCAGGGGTCGTTGAGCAGGGTTCGATTCCCTGACGGACAGCGAAATACGGTACGGGGCTCGTAACCCACGACCGGGCAACAGATCGTATCGAGGGAGCTGGGCCTTACTCGGCGGACCACGAATCCGCCGTACGGGAACGGGGCGTGGGGTTCGATTCCCCGCACGATCGCGATCGAGCGCACGCAGATCACGTGCGGTTGGTAAGTTGGGTCTGGCCGTTCGATTCGGTCTGGTGAACAGATCCAGCGATAGGGGTACGAGTACGCGACCGCTATCCAGTCGACCATTCGACGAGGTCAGAGCGTGGTACCCCGCACGCGCCGCTAGCTCAACGGATAGAGCGCACCCCGACACCAGAGCCGCCGAGATCGTACGTATCGACGGCTGCAACTGCCCGAAGGGTGGAGATCCCCGTTCAAATCGGGGGCGGCGCACGCAACGCAAGGCCATTCGAATCCCGAAAACCAGCCGCCCCACGCCTTGCCGAGATGACCGCACGGAAAGACGAGCCGGAGCCGCGCCGGGCGGCAGCGACAAGTAGCGGGCCTGCCCGCACCCGGCGCCTCCCCCGACCCGAAAGGCGCTGCCCGTGCTCAAGAAAATCATGACCTGGGTGTCGATCGCGTTCCTGCTGTTCTTCGTCGCCTGGCGGCCACAGTCCGCCGGCCAAGTCTTCGTCCAACTCGGCGGCGGCATCATGGACCTCGCCGCCGGTTTCGGCGACTTCTTTGAAAATCTGGTCCAGTAGGCTCACAGTCTCGGTCTAACGGTCCCACCGACCCTAAACGTGCGGACAGCAGAGGCCCCGGCCACCGCGACAAGCGGCAACCGGGGCCTCGTGCTTGCCCGTCAGCGGCTGAACCAGCCGTTGACGAGCAACAGCCAGCCGGCCAGCACGAGTGCGGTGGCGAGGGCGACGACGGTAGATGTGGACATATGAGCGCGGTGGCGACGCACGCGCCAGTTCTTCGGCTTCTTGGGCATTCGACCGACCCTACTGACCGTAACCGCGTATACCCAAAAGAGTGAAGATCCCTCGCATCCGATGCGTGGCCTATCATCGACGGTGAGCGCGTGACGTGCTCGACGCCGTGACGGCACGCAACGGAAAGAGGTCGTGATGACCGAGGTAGTCAGGAACGGGCCACCACCGAAGAAGCCGCCACCCATCAAGGCGGCGCGCAGAAACACGACCATCAACACCCAGACTCCCGGCAACTGGTCGATCTCGGTCAGGAATAAAGTCGTCTGGGACTACATCGCCGGATTTGGCCACCAGCAGATCGAAGAGCGGCTCTTCGAGCTGAACGGCAGCGCGCCCGAACGGCGCACTATCTCCGCCTGGATCGATGCCGCTATCCAGGAGATCAAGGTCCCGGCCGAGAAGGTCGCCGAGGCCCGTGCCCGGATGCTCGGACAGCTCGACGTGGCCACACAGAAGGTCTTCGAGATCCTGGCCGAATCCAACGGCGAACTCGCGCTCAAGGCCATCGACCGCCTGGTGCGCATCCAGGACCGGAGATCGAAGTTCGAAGGCCTGGACATGCCTCAGCGCGTCGACCACACCGTGACCGAGGTGACGCAGGCCGACCTCGAACTCCGCGACATGATCAACGAGGCGAAGGCGGCGGCCGACCAGCGCATGCGTGAGGTCCGCGAGCAGTTCGCCCGCCGGCAGGACAAGCAGGCGTCATGACGGCCGACTACCGGGTTGATGGCGTCGAGACGGGTGGCATTGACGGCGCTTACGATGGACTCGCCCGGCGGATCGCCAAGGACAGCGCCGCGCGTCTCGAAGCGGCGCTCCGCGACGTCCCCGCCGGCCACGTGCTCTGCGCGCACGCCCCCGAGGTGACCACCCTGCCGTACGACCCGCTGTCGAACAATGTGACCTTCAGGGTTCGGCAGAACATCCACCCCCTTGCTCCCGGCGAGGAATGCGCCGGCGGCAGCGAGCGCACCCTCTACCACGGGCCGGCGCCGGCATGACGTGCTGCCTGACGGACGCCGAGCGCGATGACGCGGAACAGTTCTGCCTTGACTGCCCGTACGCCGACCCGGACGACGACAACTGGTCGACGGCGGCACACCCGGCGATCCGCGCCGCCCTGGCCCTCAACCTCGAACAAGCCGTTGGCGGCATCATCAGCGCGGTGCACCGGCAGTCGCCGGCCGCGCCCATCACCCCGGAAAGCCTCGCCAAGCTGCTCAACAGCCTGCCCGAGCGGTGGTCAACGCCACCCACGCCCGTCCACCCCGACCGGCTCGCCAAACACCGGGCGCAGGGTGGCGTCCCCATGACCCGCTGGGTCGTCATTCACAGCGTCGACATGCCGCCGTACCGGCTCGACCGCGAAGCCCACCAGCAGGTGGCCGACGTCGACCCGTTCGGCTCAATGCTCGGTCACCAGCTCTGGCGCACCGGCGAATACGTCACCCGACACGAGGGCGACGAGCCCACCGAAATCTGGGACGCCGTCCCGTGACCACCAGAACGCGCCTCCGCATCCTCGACGCCGCCATGCTGGTCGTGCTGGCCAGCCTCATCGCCATGGCCGCCGGCTGGTTCTGGGCCGTCATACCGCTGTTCGCCGCGTTCCTCGTCGGTATGGGCGTCGTTACCGGGTGGGGCGGACGGCGGTGACCACGGCGGTGCTCCAGGCCGCCCACGAAGACGAAGAGCCGGCGCCGCAGTCCATCGCCGACCCGTACGATGAGCGCGCCAACTCCGAGACCTTCGACCTCACCGGCTGGCTGGCCGGCATCAATCCGGTCCTCCTGGAGACCACCGAAGGTCGCAAAGCCCTCACCATCGATGACCCGCTGCTGTTCGCATGCCTGTACCTGCGCAAACACCTCGTGTCCGAGGAGACCGGCGGGATCACCCTCGCCGATTGTCACCTGGATTGGTTCCGGCTGGCCCGGGAGTGGACGATCCCGGACACGGGGCTCCGTGGGTGGCGACACAGCTTCGCCAGTCCAAGATCATCAGGGAAAAGCACTGCTTGGTACACGTTGATACCGATTTGGGCGGCTGCGCACGGCCACATCAAATTCATCGCCACCTTCGCCAATGGCTCATCGCAGTCGGAGATGCACCTTCAGACGTTCCGCACTGAGGCGGCGCACAATCCGTTGCTGCGTGAGGATTTCCTGGATCTGTGCACCGCGATTCGCAAGCCCACCGGGCGGACCGTGGCGGATAACGAGGGGATGTACCAATCGAAGGGCGGCTTTGTCTGGGTCGCGCGCGGCATTGATGTGGCCAGCCTGGGCATGAAAGTGGGTGACAGGCGGCCGGACGCGATCGTCCTCGATGACATCGAGAAAGATGAATCCCGCTACTCGCCGGGCGAGGTGGAGAAGCGTCGAAAGACGCTGATCGATGCCATCATGCCGTTGAACGAGCGGGCGAAGCTGGTGCTCGTTGGCACGGTGACGCGGCCCGGGTCGATAAACCACCAGCTAGTCAAAGTCGCTGTCGGCGAAGTAGATCCGGACAGCGAGGAGGGCCGGGACCTGGTCTGGATCAAGGATGAGCGCATCGTCCCGCATTACTACCCCCCGATTGTGGAGCGCCCGGACGGTAGCCGGCGGTCGATCTGGCCGGAGAAGTGGAGCCTCGAATACCTCGAAAGCATCGAACACACCAAGAATTACCAGAAAAACTTCAAAAACAACCCAAGGGCTGACTCTGGCGACTATTGGTCTGAAGATGACATTAGGTATTCGGAACTACCGAACGTCACGAAGACGTACCTCTTTGTTGATCCACCGCTGACGGTGAAGACGAAGAGCGACCCGTGCGGCCTGGCGGTGCTCGGGTACGCGCCGGGGACCGGCGTGCGGGCGCCGCAGATGCGGGGGACTGGCGGCGGCACGCGGGAGGCGCTGTCTCTCGCCGAGTCGGAGAGCACGTTGCCGGCGCGGCTGTCGCGGGTGATCGTGAAAGACGCGTATGAGGTCAAGCTGACCGGCACGCCGCTGAAGATGAAGATCCTTCAGATTCTCCAGGATTATCCGGAGATCTGCGCTGTTGTGCTCGAAAACAACGCAGGTGGGGATCTATGGGTTGAAATCATGACAGGCCTGCCGGTCAAATTTGTGACGTTTCCCTCAACTGAGCCGAAAGAGGTTCGGTTGGCGCGGGCGCTCGACTTCTACCAGAAAAGGCGCGTTGTGCACCGAAAGCGGATGCCGAAGCTGGAAGACCAGCAAACCGCCTATCCGCGTGTAGAGCATGACGATGTGGTCGATGCGGCATCAACCGGGACAGTGCGGCTGCTGGCGCCGAAGCCGACCCCTAAGAAAAACCGGACTGTTACGCCGAGGTAGGGTGATCGGGTTGCGACCATTCCCTCAGCGATTTCCAAGGTAGCGCCGTCACAACAGCATGAAGCCCCTCAGCCGCTCCATATTCGGCTGAGGGGCTTCATGCTGTTCGGCCTCGATTACCAATGGTACGGTTTGCCCAGCTCGTTACGGTGATGACGGAGTGTGACAATGGTTTCGCAAAGCACCCCCGGGCAACTCGCCAAGATCATCAAGGGCGGCCTGCCGGACCTCGTCATGTCCCGAAGCGCCGACGAGCGATCCATCGACCATATTCAGCGCGGCCTAACACAGCTCAAGAAGCAGCGCGAAGTCTGCGACCGCGCTGACGCGATGTACGACGGCGATGTTGGCCTCACGTTCGCCTCTTTCAAGGTGCGCAGACTCCTCGCCAAACAAGGTGGCCTCGAAGAAATAGATGACTTCAATTACGCCCGGATTCCGGTCGACGTCATCGCCAACCGCCTCCAGATCGCAGCCGTCAAAGTCGCCCCGGCCGAAGAGAACGCCGACGACCAGACGACCAAGGAAAACGCGGCGGTCACGGCGGCCGAGAAGGCGATAGCCCGCCTCCGCAAGCGCAATGAACTCGACGCCGAAGAGAAGCGGTTGCACACCGACGTCTCCAAGCACGGCGAAGCGTTCGTCCTTGTCTGGCCCGTCACCGACGACGGCGGCAAAGTCATCGACGTCGATATGCGTGTCAACTCCGCGCACAACGTCGCGATGGTGTACGACGAAGAGGACTCTCTTCGCCCCGACTTCGTGATCAAATCGTGGACCGTCGATGTCAAGCGGAAGACCGTCGTCCGGGCCAACCTCTACTACTTCGGCGAGAAGGATGGCCGCGTCGAGCGGTGGATGACCGAGCCCGGCGGCAACCCGGACGACGAGAAGGCCTGGCTCCGCGTCGCGAAGATCGCCGACGTCAGCGACGTCGAATCCGAGGACATGGTCGACGTCGCCGAAGACGAGTTCACCGAGGAGGACGACGACGGTGAATCTCTCCTGGACGTCAACGACATTCCGAATCCGTGGGGCCAGGTGTGGTTTCACTTCCGCAACGGGCGTCCGTGCGGCCGGCCTGAACACGCGTCGGCGTACGGCCCGCAGACCCTCATTAATAAGTTGATCTATGCGCATGCCGGCACGATCGACTACCAGTCGTTTCCGCAGCGGTATTTGCTGCAAGATCCGGCGATCGACGATCCGATGGTCAACTCGGAGGACCCGGACCACCCGGACGACGAAGAGGACGATCCGGAGACCGAGACCGGCAGCGCCGGACTCAAGGCGGACCCGGCGACCGTCTGGAAGCTTTGGGGCCGGTCGGTGGGCGAGTTCGCCGCTGCGGACCCGCAGATGTTTCTTGCACCGCTCGACCGCTACATCAAGAGCATGGCGGAGCTGACCGACATCCCTCAGTACGCGTTCAGTAAGGCGTCCGGCGACCTGCCGTCAGGTTCGGCGGTGCGCCAGTTGAACGGCGCCATGAACGCCAAGGTCAAAGACCGCCAGGACCGGTACGACCCGCAGTGGCAGGACGGATACGAGAAGGCCCTGACCATGCTCGGCATCTCGGGCGTGACCGTCGATGTCCGGTGGGAGCCGCCGGAGCTGATCAACGACCTTGACGGGTGGCAGATGCTGAAGGCCAAGCAGGATGCCGGAGTGCCGGGCTCGGTCACCCTGGAGGAGGCCGGCTACGCGCCGGAGCTGGTCGAAGAGTGGGGCCAGGACCTCGCCAACGCCAGCATCATCCAGCGGGTCGAGATGCTGGAGAAGATCGCGACCGCCGCGCAGGCGCTCGGCGCGGCCGTGGTCACCGGCTCCATTGCGGATACGACGAGTCAGGCGCTGTTCGAGCGGCTGCTTCGCCTCACCGTGGAAGGCACCGAGGACATCGAGGACGCGGACAGCGTCGACCCGTTGCCGGTCGCCGAGTTCCGCGACCCACCCCCGGTCAATCCGGCCATGGCGCAAGCTGAGGCGGCCGGGGCGAATCCGCTCACGCAGGCGCAGATCGAGGCCACCAAGGCGTCTGCGGAGACCTCGCGGGCGTCGGCGAGGATGCTGAATGCCGGCGGCGGTTCCCCGGCGGACGGGCGGCAGCCGCCGCGCAAGACGGCCGGGCGCCGGCCGGCTGGGCGGCCGTGATGGCCAGGTCGCGGCGGATCTTCCGGGAGGCTCAGCATCCGCGCGACGACCGGGGGCGCTTCGCACGCAAGGGTGGCGGCAAGTGGGTGGCCCGCGTTGTCCGGACCGCTGACGCTGGCTTCCTCGACACCGGACAGGCGCGGTCAGGGCTGCGTCAGGGCGGGCCGTCCGGACTGATCAATCTCGGACAGGTCCGGGAGGAGAACAAGCCGTGGGTGAAGCGTGCCGCCGACCGGATCGGCGAGCAGCGCGGCACCCTGAAGACCGCGCGTGACGTCTCGATGAGCAAAGATCAAATCCTGGTGGACGGAGTTTGGCGGACCGTCACCATGACCGGCTGGGGTGGCGGCAAGGATAAGCTTGGCTATCGCGATGACGATGACGTGTCGCGCGAGATCAGACTTGAGGCTGACGAGAAGATCGCCACCCGCCCGACAAAGATCGACTTCAGTGATCCGCTTCGTCCTGGTCAGGCCGCACGGATGGCCGCCTGGCGGGCGAATGCCGCCGTACCGCCGCCGTTCCGCATGAGCACGGTCGAACTACCGTCGCCACGCGAGCTACGAGTTGCGGCGCTCGCCGTCGAGCGCGAGATGGCCGTTGCCACGTTGAAAGCCGCCCAGAGGTTCGCCAAAGCGCGGGCACGCCGCAAGTACCCGAACAGCGAGGGGTATGGCGCGTACACCCGAGACTCCTACGTCGAAAACGAGACGCACCGGGAACAATGGGCTGTCAATTCGGTCGACAACCAGTTCCGATACCTCGCCGACAACGACAGCGACACAGGAGACTGGAACGTGCGGCCCACCGGCATGGTCGCGGAGCTGATAGCGCCGCTCGATCCCGCGCGCCCCCTCGCGGTGTACGGCGACCTGATGAACATCGAGGGCGATGACCAGGCCACCTTCCGCCACCTCCGTGACCTTGAGCTGTTGCCCGCCGAGGCGCACGCCATCGTGGCCGCCGGCATGGCCCGGACGCGGGCCGAGAAAGGCAGTCCGTCCACGGGGGTCTGGCTGGGTTCCCGGTCGATCGCGGAACTGGACCACTCCGACGACCTGGCCAAAGAGCGCCCGCGAGGCTGGGACGAAGACAAGACGTGGAGCAATGTCGACGGGGTGTATCGGGGCACCACGCAGACGATGATCGCTGGAACCTCCGAAGTGTCCGCGAGCCGGGGCGAGCATGGTCAAGCAGCGTTGCATGAGTTCGGTCATGCGATCGACGACGAGATCGGTCAACGTCGGGCGTTGGCCGGGAAGCGCGGGGAGAGCGAGTCTCACGCCGGCCCTGAGTCGTTCTCCCGCGAGTGGGGCGACCTGTGGTCGCGTGTGGTCGCGGCGGCGCCTGATATGAGTCCGTACTTCAAGCAGGGCTTTCCGGCAGGCCAGCAAGAGTTGTGGGCCGAGGCGTTCGGCGAATGGTCGCGTGCTCGGGCCAGGGCTCGCAAGCGGGGCGAGCACCCTGACCTGATCTCGGTCGTTGGGCAGAACGCGTTCACACGGGAGTTCCGGATTCCGAAGGAAAACCGGGCACTGGCCATAGAGATGGACACCTATTTTCTTGGTGTCATGGAGCGATTCGGGGTGAAGCTGTGAGCGCGGTCGAGCCGTACCGGCGGGGCCGGATCATCGTCGCGCCCAAGCGGGCCGAGAACGACGAGGGCGACGTTGGGGTTGGCTGGGTTGACCTGAACCCGGGCGATCCGGAGTACGCCGAATGGGACCGGTATCTCAGCGCCTCGCCACCGATCGACGAGGTTCCGCAGGCGTCACCGCGCAGTGCCAGCCACCGCGCCGGCCGGCGCATTTTCAGGCGGCTGCCGTGAGTCGCGTCTGGGACGAGTCGAAGGTCGACCGGGACAAGTGGGGTCGGTTCGCCGACAGCGAGAGCCGCATGGGCGTCGAGACGTGGATGCAGCGCGTCAGCGACGAGATGCGCCGCACCATCGATCGCGAGGACGCCGGCCACCAGGCGGGCCGGTGGCGCGTCCTGACCCCGGAACAGCAGCGGGTCACCTTGGCAAAGCAGATGTTTGACGGCGCGCTCGACGTGCAGCCTGACTTTGACAAGGCCGAGCTGCGCCGGCTGTGCCTGGAGGAAGCCGACAATCAGGTGTCGCCCGGTCAGCGCAACGACATCACGCTGACCAATGGCAAGGCCACGATCCGATCCAGCGATCCTCGGGTCAGGCTCGCCGAGCTGGAGGCGGTCGCCGCGCAGGTCGACGACCTGCACACCCGATTCCCCGCGCAGGGGCGGATGTCGATCGGGGTCTATACCGACGATTTTCCGATGAGCCACGAGCACGCCGACGGGCAGACGATCCACGGCGAGGCGTTCATCCAGATCAAAGGCCGGGTCTGGGAGTCGGAGAAGACGGCTGCGGACGGGTTCATGCCCGCCCAGGACGATCACAGCCGCTGGGAATATGTGCTTGCGCACGAGTGGGGCCACGCGATCGACCACACGAGCCCGATGGATCAGCTCATGGCGCAGTTCTCCGAGGGTTCCGTTGGGCTGTCGGCGTACGGGCAGGCGAGCCCGCGTGAGGCGTACGCGGAGGCTTTCGCGGAGTGGTACCTGACGAAGGGCCACACCACCAACAGCGCGGCGGTCTACTACGCCGAGAAGTTCGATTGGGGTGAGCCCTGGTGAGCATCATCATCGCGGAGACGCCGGACGGCGCGCGGGAGACCGACATGGTCGACCTGGGCGACGCGGCGCTGTCCGGATTCGTGCGGATGGGCAACGCCGACGCGATCCGGGAGTTCTGGCGGCGCAAGCTCGCACCACGGCGCCGTGCCAGCCGCCGCATCTTTGACACCTCACGTGACAAGCGGTAGCGTGGTGACCATGACCTCACGCCGTGCCCGCGTCGCCGTCCGTCCGCCCTGCGCACCCACCGGCCTACCGGCGCCCGCGCCGAGCACCGACGCCGGCCGGTGCGCGTGCGGTGACCTCCTGCGCCACAAGCCCAATGGGGCCGGAGAATGGACGACCGTCTCCGTGGTCACTGGACTGGCACATGTCGATCAGGCGCCGCAGGCCCTGCGCGACGATCCCGCGAAATGGTGGGCCGACCTCGCCGAGCATGACATCCGGTCGTATTCCGTCCTGAAAGCGGCTGTCGACCTCGGGTACTGGTCGTGGTATCACATCCATCGCACGGAGGCCGGTACCGCGCCGGCTCACACCGGTACGACGCCGTTCTGCTGCGGCTCGCCGATGTGGGCCGCACCGGACGGCTGGGTGTGCCGGGTCGCCGGCTACACCACGATCCGGCGACCGTACGCGGAGGTAGGCGCATGAGCGGGTTTTGGCACGAAGAGGATCATCACCGGGACGATATGGGCCGGTTCACGGAGTCATCTATGGGGGCGTGGGCGGCGAAGATCGCTCAGCGGATGGCTGATTTCCGCAACAGCGCCCGCAACGACGCCGAACGGATAGGACTGGCGTTCTACAAGGGATTCCGGCCGCCAGGGTTTGAGGCTGCCAAGAAGCGGCATAAGGAGCTTGATCAGGCATATGTTGACCGGAAACTAACTGATCAAGAGCTGCTCGAACTGAAGACGCTCGATGATGCGTTTGACGAATTGGTCAAGCTCATTGGTCACAAGAACTCTCTTAGGTTCGACGCCTATGGAGAGACCCGACCGCATGACATCGAGCCCGCCGCGTCCCGAATGGGTTACCGGCGAGTTGGCAACCACCCGGAAGGCGTGGGAGGTCCAGAAGGACCCGACGACAACTACTTAAGTCGTAGCTCCCATCCGCTGGCCGGCGGCCTGTGGATCGATCCGGACCGGCCGGGCACCCGCCATGCTCCGGCGTATCGCAACGATGCCGGACACATTGTGTCGGACCTTCGGGCGGAACCACATCGGACCGCTACGCATAAGCGGAATCGTCAGTCGCGGCGTCGTGAGGACTGGACGCATACCCCCGATGACATGGAGCGGCTGCACGAAAGCGAGGGCGGCAAGATCGGCTATCGCGAAGAGGTCACTTCGGAGTTTCTCGCCTGGGTGAAACGAGCTAAGGCCCGCACTCGCGCCGAGGCACCGCCGCAAACGTGGATCTTGCAGGTCAACGATAGATTCGAGCAACGAAGGGATCGGCGCCGTGGCTAAGAGGTCGAGGCGGATCTTCCGCGAAAAGGATCACCCGCGCGATGATCGTGGCCGGTTCGCCGAGAAGGCCGGCGGTCGGTGGCTGGGTCGCGTTGTGCGCCAGCATGAGGCCGGCTTCGGTGACACCAGCGCGGCACAGCCGGGCATGCGCTCCGGCCGGCTGGGCGGCGGCGTGCTCGACCTGGGCGCGATCAGCCGGGGCAACGCCGGGTTCAACCGGCCGACCGCGCAGCGGCGGGACACGCTGAGCGCGTCCGGGGTGGCCGGGTTCATGGCGCAGCCGACCAAGAAGGCGCTGACCGTGCCGAAGGTCACGGAGGCGGACATTCGCGAACGCCTCAGGGAGGCTGAGGACGCTGTAGCCATGCTCGATGGCGACAGCAACACTCGGGTATCTCGCGCCGCGCATGCGGAGCTGATCGAGGCCCGCCAGATGATGAAGGACGCCGGGTTTGAGCTGGCGCCCGCGCGGCGGCGGTTCGGCCGGGCTATCCCGGAGTCCGAAGCCAAGGCGCCGGAGTCGACCGGCTCGTTCCTGGAGCGGCAGGCCGCGAAGGTCGCGGCGGCGCGGGCCGCCGGCAAGGCGACCACACCAAAGAAGGCGGTCGCCGAGCGCCAGGGGCCGGACCTGCGCAACCTGATGCGGGACAAAGGCATTGATCCGCCGCCGCTCCTGGACGCGAACCAGGAGCTTGACCGGGCCAACAACCGGCTGGCGCGCGGCGACGATCCGAACCTGGTGGCCCGGAAGCTCCGGGACGCGGCCGACAGCATTGAGCTGCGGGCCGACCAGGAAGGTGGCCCCGACGAAGACAGTGTCGAGCGTAACCAGGCGAAGCAGAGCGCCCGCTCACTGCGCCGGGCGGCCGGCACGCTTGACGGTGGTGAGGACACGAAGCTACCGGCGTTCATGGAGAAAGCCAACGCCGACATCGCGAAGAAGCTCGGTCAGACTCAGGTTGACACGTCCCGTGACACGGGGAAGACTGGAGGGGTGACTACCGATGCGGACAAGATGCTTGCCCTCGATCTTGCGGATATGCGCGAACAGGCGCCCCACGCTGCCGATCAGCTTGCCAAGGCTCGCGAGGTACTGAAGAGGCAGAAAGCGCGAACCGTGGCGGCGTACGGAGCTGACCGCGACCGGTGGCCCTCAAACGCGGATCAGTCGATCAGGGTGGAGGAGAAGCGCGTAGCGGATGCCGAAGAGGCGGATCGCAGCGCTCGCGAATACCTCGCCGAACTGGAGGCTAAGGCCGGTCAGCGCGACAGCGGCGGCACGGTCATTCCCGAGCCAGTCAAGGCGATCCCCTCCACATGGCGGGTCGCACTCTCCAAGATTGACGCGTCCGAGGTCGGTAAGGGCCGAGGTCTGTCCCCGGGAGAGATCTCCGTACCGGTACGACAGAAGCTCTTCGCCGCCGGCCTCTACGAGGTCCGCAAGGACGGTACCGGCTACCTCGGACCCCGCGAATACCTGCACCTCACCCCCGCCGGCCACGACGCCCTTAAGGCTGCCGATGGCGAGAAGTACGACCGGCGGCGGGTCGACGTCGCCGCGAAGACGGAACGGGACGCGGCCAGGAAGGCGGCCGACACCGAGAAGGCCGCCGTCCAGCGGGCCGCCAGCGAGGAGCGTGGCCGGAAGGTCGAAGCGCAGGCCATCGCCGAGGGTCTTGACCCACTCGCCGCCCGCCTCGGTGGCATCGAGGCCGCCCGCAAGCAGCGTGACGACAAGGCCGCGCAGGCGGCGGCCGAGCAGGAGATCGTCCTTGGTCGTGGCATTCCCACGTATGTGCCTGGCCAGGGAGCCCGTAACGGCGAGAGCTACGGCGCTGCCCTTCAGCGAATCATCAAGTTGGGCAAGGAACTTCAGAAGGACGACTTCCCGATCGAGGAGGCCCGACCGGTTGTTTCCGTCCACGCGCGCAAATATGTGGACTCGATGCAGGCTGTTGACGCCGCGTACAACGACGTTTTCGCGGCTGAGCATCGCCGCGATTACCTGGCCACTATCGCCGGGATTGAGGGCGACTCCGCGTACGGGGTCAGGGTCAAGGCGGCTGACGACGCCGTTGACGCCGCCCGGGCCACGCTCGGCGAGCGGCTTGATGCCGCCGACGCGGCCCGGGTGGCGTTCGGCGACGCGGTCATCGGCTTGTACGCCGGCAAGGGCCGGAAGAAGTCGCTCGCCGCTCTTAAACTGCCGATCGTCATCGAGGGCACCAACCACAGGACCAGTCTCGCCGACCGGATCGCCGGCAAGGTGCCGGCGGACAGCGTCGGCCCTGAGGCGGACGCGGCGCGGCGCGCGGTGCTCGCCCGGCTGCGCGCCGAGGACCAGATCAAGATCGAGAAGCATGCGGCAGCGTTGCTCCGGGCGAAGGCGTATGGCGTCGAGCGGGACATCCCGCACCTTTCCGGCGACCCGGAGGCCCGCAGTGAGGCCCGCGCCAAGATGGGTGCACTGAACCGGCAGGGCGGCGAGGCCGAGGGGCGCGCTCGCGACCTGAGCGCCGGCCTGCGCAACATGACGATGACCGAAGAGAAGGCGCTCGCCGACCTGGCGGCCGTCAAGCCGACGTTCACGCCGCTGCGCGACCCGGACCGCAACAGCAAGGAGGGCCTCGCCCTGTCCCTGCGCTCCGTGCCGGGCAACAGCCTCGCCGCGACCGCCGCCGACCTGGAGAGCGGCGACATCGGCTACATGCAGGCCGCCGACAAGGTCAGCCAGTTCGGGCGGTCGCTCGGCGGCCGGACTATGTCCGAGCTGAACCGCACCGCCCTCGCCGAGCTTGAGAGCCGGCTCCGCGCGGCTGGCACCGCCGACCTCGCCCCGAAGGTGCCCACGGTGGCTGCCGGGTCCAGCGAGGCCGCCTACGCCGGCATGAAGCGGTCTAGCCTCCTCGCGATCGCCCGGATGAAGGGAATCAACCCACGCGGCAAGGACAACGGCGCCCTTGCGGGGGAGATTGCCGCCCACGACGCGGCACAAGGTGGCGTCAAGGAGGTTCCGGCCGTGGCCCCGGATTCCAAGCGGATCACCCGCGCGGAGTTCGATGTCCTGCCGGTCGAGCAGCGTGATAGGATCGTCGCCGAGCTACGCAAGATCATCGACACCAACGATCAGGTGTCGAAGACCATCCCGAGCAACCGCACTAGCATGGGGACCACGATCCGGACTACGGTCTCCGCGCCGTGGGTCGAGCAGGCCAAGGAGAAGCTGCGCGAGCTGACGTACACCGCACCGCCGCCGGTCGACTACTCCGTGGGCGGCAAGGCGAGCCGGCTCAGCGCGGCGAGCAACGCCGGAGAGGCCCGGAGCATTCTCAGCGGGTCGACGATGGCGGATCTTGACGACATCGGTCGGTTGAGCGGGCTCGGGCGGGTGATGACGTCCTGGAAGCGTGACAAGGCCGTTGACTACCTGGTGAACCGGGCGGTCGCCGGGGACCGGATGCCGACCGACTACTCCACCGACAGCATTGCGGATGCGCTCCGGGGTGCCAGCGCCGAGCAGGCTCTTGCGGTGCTCGACGCGATCGAAACTGACCGAGGTATCAGTAAGGCTGAGCTTCAGGCGGTTGCGACGAGCCTCGGTGTCGGAAAGCTGACCGGGGACAAGCGGGCGACGATGCACGCCTTGGCGGGGAAGGCGGGTGGTGCTGGCCCAAAAGCACCTGAGGCCCGAACCGACACGCCTCGCGACATCGGTGGCATGGTGGAGCTGCTGTCCTTCGGCATAGACCGACCAAAGGACGGCTACGACGCGCACGGCGACACGCTCCGGCCTGGCGACATCGCGACTATCGGCTCCGACCGGCACAACCGCACCGACGAACAGGTTGAGGTGCTCGACGTCGGGATCGGTAAGCAGGGTGGTTCGGCGCTCGCCACAGTGCGATACGCCAACGGCGACCGGGAACAGATCCTCATGGGCAATCTGGTGCGAACCAAGCCGGTCGGGGTCCGCTACCTGGAGTCGCTCCGCGTCGAGCTTGCCGGCAACGAGCGGGCCGGCATGACGTTGCGTGGAAAGCCCTCCACACTCGATGCGCTGCGCGAGGCGACAGGCAAGGGCATGAGCCACTACGCGGCTGCGGTGCTCAGGCGCGAGGCGGGCAGGCACAAGGGTCAGCCGCTCGCCGATCGGCTCACGCAGGCGGCGGGCGATATCGAGAAGCTGATCTTCAGTACGAAAGATCCCGAGATCTTGCGGCGCGCGACGGGTGCCGACCCAAAAGCACCGGTTGACACCACAAGTGACAAGAGCCAGACTGGTGACATGACCCCCGTCGCAAAGACCATCAGTGTTCCTGTCGCGCTTTCCTCTCGTACCCGCAACTACAACATTGAGGGACCGAGCAGGGCACAAGCGGTCAAGATGGCTACACTGCGTCAGCGTCACCTGACGGATGCGGAGACCGCTCGTCAGCGAGGTGACGATGACGCCGCATTCTCGAAGGATGAGCAGGCGTTTGATCTTGAGACTGATCTGCGTCGGTTTGGGTTCAATGTCGATACGGGTAGGCCGGACCCCAAGGCCGCGAAGGATCAGCGGGAGAAGGATCGTTCGCGTCGCACGTTCGCGGATAGTCTTCGGGCCGGTGGTGGTGCCGGCCTAAAAGCACCTGAGGCCCGAACCGACACACGTAATCAGGTGGGTGCACGACCTCTCTCCGGCTTGCCTGCCGACCTGAAGGTCATCGGCGTCGGCGGCGTCGCCGAGGACAAGCGGGTCGCTGACAAGCCGGCACCGCCGACCGCCGAGGAGAAGGCAGCCGCCAAGACCGCCAAGGTTGAGGCTGAGCGTGCCGCCGCCAAGGTCCGCGACGAGGAGTGGACAAAGCGGCGGGTCGCTGAGATCAAGCGCCGGCTCGACGACGGCCAGACCGAAACCCTCGGCGGCGTCACCGACGCGGGGGTGCTCGCGCTGGCCCGGGAAGTCGGCGTGCCGATTCCGGCGCGCAAGGCGGACCGGGGCGGCCTGAAGGCGGCCATCATCGACAAGATCCGTAGCGGCGAGTCCGGCGGGCAGGACAGGTCGGCGGGGTCGGCCCATTGGACCGGCCTCGCCAACAAAGTCATGAACCTCGGCAGCCGCGAAGAAGCCGCAGCCGAGATGCGCGACCTGACCATTCCTGAGCTGCGCATGCTGGCCAACGCCATGCGTGAGGGCGGCGTCGCCATCGTGGGCGGCACCAGTAAGGCCGCTATCATCCGGGCGCTCGTCGAATACGCGGTTGGCCGGCGCCTCGATGCCGACGCGATCAGTCGTGTCGGCCTTCGGTAGTCACGGTGGATGAAGACGAGCTTGTCGACTATGAGCAGCAGGTTCGCCGCAGCGTCGCGGCGGACCTGCGCACCATCCTCGACCAGCTCCACGCCACCCTGACCGCCGTCTACGTCGTCACCGCCGGGTCGACCAGACACAAGCTCCCCCCGCATGCTCAAGAGACCATCCGCCGGCACCTTCTTGACGCCCTCGACCGCATCCAGGCGGGTACCAGCTACGCGCGCACCCGCGCTACCCTGCGTGGTGCGGCCCGATCGGCGATCGCTGCCGGTGGCGAGGGTACCGGCCTCGGCGTGCCGATCGGGCCGACCACACCTCTCGACATCCGGGCCGCGCTGACCGCGCTCACCGCCGGCATGCGCGGCGACCTGCTCACCGCCGGCCGGCTGGCCCGCCATGGGCGCCTGGAGCGCTACGGGGACGTGGTCGGCGTCATCATGGCCGCCAGGAAGGCGCTCAACCGTGCCGAGCGGACAGCCGCGTGGACGGTGCACCGGGCGCACAACGAAGGGGTGCGCCGCGCCGTCGACAAAGCCTGGTCGCAGGGTGTCGACGTGTCGCGGATGTGGCGGTCCGAAAGGTCGGCTTGCGTGCGCTGTGCCGGGTTCAATGGGGCGCTCGCGGCCGTTGGGGACGACTTCCTTCCGGTGGTCGATGTGGCCGACTTTTCCGGCGGGCACGGGCCGGCGGCCGGGCCGCCGCTGCATCCATGGTGCAAATGCTCCGAAGAGCCTTGGTTTGGGCCAGTTTCGGATGAAGAGCTGACGCCGCTCGACCTGCCGTACGCGCTGCGACGCGAGGCGCAGCGGGCGATCGCGACCGGGCAGGCGCAGGGCAGTGAGCCGGCGCGGCTGCGCGCGGCGGGGCGCCTGGTCGGCCTCGATGATCTGCTGATCCCGAAGACGGTGCGCAAGCGCGCGGCCGGCGCGGTCGCGGCGGGAACGTTCGATCGGTAACGCTTGACACCTCAGGTGACAAGTATTAGGCTCGACCTGCAAACAGTTGAGGACGAGCCAGGGGAGCACCGATGACCACCACCGTCGAAGCGCCGGTCACCACCGTCGAGCCGAAGACCTGGACGATCGCCTACCGCAGGCGCACCGCCAACCGCTTTCAGCGGGTCACCAACTGGTCCGGCACCTGGGCTGAGGCGCGGGAGATGGCTGGTGCGTTCGGCGAGCTGTACCCCGATCTTCAGGTGTGGTACACCATGACCGCCGCTCATGAGCAGGCCGAGACCATCCGCCTCGCCGCCAAGGTCGCCAGCGGTGAATATGATCAGGAATTCGCTGACCGCTACCTCGAAGACCACCGGAACATCATGGTCGACTCCGGCAAGCGCATCGCCATCCGCGAGACCGGCAACCTTCCCGCCGAACTGCTCGACGCCGACGCCATGAAGGTCGCGGGCGAGATGCTCACCCCCACCGTGCCCGCGTTTTCGACCTGGATCGCCTGTCTTGACTGGGCGGGCGACGTGCGCACCAATCACCCGGCCATCTTCGCCGACATGGTCCGGGACTCCCGCACCGCCGACGAGCGCTACTCCGCGAGCTGTACCCGATGAACATCTACGACATGATCCGGGCGATGCCCGCCCGGATCATCGACTTCTCGACCACTCACCCGGCCGTGCTGGTTTTCGTCGCCGCCGGGCTCGTGTTCGCCGCCGCTGCCGCCCTGGTCCACCACCACGGAAGGAAATGATCATGTTCCCCTCTGCCGGTTCCATCATCTACCGCAACGAGGCGGGCGAACCCATCGGCTGGGACGCGCCCGGCGACCCGCACAACGACCCGCACAACGACCCGTATGACCCTGACGACTACCTGGCTCAGGACGACGAGGGAGACGAGGAAGATGACGAGGACGGCACTGCCGCCGCCGTTGACGCTGGTCACACCGGACATCCGCCGACCTGGCCCAACTACATCGACAACCGCGAATGCTGGTACGTGCTGACCAGCCGGACCGAAACCCCGAACTGGCGCGACCGGCTGAGTTGCGGCAACCCGTTGCCGTGCTCGGACCACCCGGAAGTGAGGTAGTGACCATGGAGCAATACACAATGGTCGTTGTCGGCTCCACCAAGTTCTACGGTGACGGCTGCTACGAAATGGCGGTCGAGACCGACAAAACCGCCGTCGAGTACGCGGACGAATGGCTCACCAACAACTGGGACGACGAACCTCCGAACGTGGTCATTGAGATGTACGCCAACGTCGGGGGCGTCGAGCGGATCGTTTACTCGACGAACAAGCAGCAAGCCGCCCTCGAAGACTTCCCCGACGGTCCCGACAACATCGGCGTCCGATAGGCTTACCCCACCCAGCAGGGTCATCGGGAACGGCCCGCCCACAAGGCGGGCCTTCTTGCTGCCCAGCCCCCGGCAGTACGATCACCCCTAAGACGTGACGTCGCACAGCCCGTGACGGGCGCGCAAAGGGGAGGAAACGGTCGTGACGACCACACTAGTCAAGCCTGGGCGTATCGCCCTGTTCAGTGCATACACCCCCATTGGTTATACCTCGCACGGTCCGGTCTACCCGGTCGGCGGCGGCCGGTCCGGCGGCGGATTCGAGTTCATCGTCGGCGACGATGGCGGCGACGACCCCGAGTTCGACGACGAAGACCACGACGACGACGATGACGACGATGACAATGACGCCGAGCTGCCCGCGTCGATGCGCGCCCGTAAGCCGGCGCCGCCCAAGAAGCGGACCCGCAGCGGACCCGCCGATCAGGACGACGACAGTCAGGGCGATGCGGCCGAGGGGGACGACGGTTGGGCGCCACCCACGCAAGAGGCGTGGGAGAACATGGAAGCCGCGCTCGGAAAGGCCAACCGGGAAGCCGCCCGCCGCCGCCGCGTCGGAAAGGTGCTGGACCAGCTTCAGATTCCGCCCGGTCAGGAGATGGAATGGTTCCGTGAGCGCGGAATCGACCCGGACACCGGCCGTCGCGTCCTGGCCGACGGCAACGACGATGACCTCCTCGCGGATGGACCTGACGAGGGTGAGCCCGACCAGGACGATGACGCGCAGGGCGACAAGCCCGGCGACAAGCAGAGCCGCTATACCAAAGCCGACGTCGAGCGCGCCGCGATCCGCGCCGAGAACCGTGCCACGCAGCGGTACGAGGGCCTGGCGATGGAGCTGGCCGCCGAGAATGCCATCCGGGCCGCCGGCTGGAACGGCACCAAGATTGAAACCGCGTTGAGGTTTGTCGATGCCCGTGAAATTGAGGTGACCTTCGATGACGAGGGCCGCGCCGTATTCCTCGGGCTTGACGAGCAGGTCGACGACATGAAAGCCGAGTTCCCCGACTGGTTCCGGGTCAAGAAGACCGCCGCCACGTCCGGTGGCCAGTCGGCCGTCCGGCGCCGCACCGGCAGCAACGGCGCCTCCGCCGTGGACGGCGGGGACCGTGGTCGCAGCACGCCGGCACCGGTCGGCTGGCTACAGCAGGCGAGTCAGCAGATTGACGGGCGCACCCGGCGCCGTTGACCTGATGCTGGACCTCTGACCCTTCCTTTCGCTCTCGCCTCACCCCTCATCGCCGAGAACCGTCGACCTCGCTCCACGCCTGAGGTCGACGGTTCTTGGTCCTTATGGAGGGGGTTGTGCTACATTTCGTGATCAGGTAGGGGCTCCATCCCGCGACGGGCAATAGTCGGCTTCCCATTACCTCGCTCGTGACGAGCAATCGAATTCCCCGATTGTGTGCGAGCGAAAGGAAGCCAATGACGCACACCAACGCCGCACTTCTTTGGGATGTGCAGCCCGACCGCGATACCGATCCCCTCGCCCTTCCCCGCCTGCTCGGCACCACGCGCAGCGGTCGCCCCGTCTGGTCCGTCGCCGGTGGCGCGATCATCAACGTGGACGAGTGGATTCCGATCGAGTACTCCTCGGAAGTCGTTCAGCGCGTCCTAACGGAGTCGGTGATCGAATCCAGCGCTAAGCGCGTGATCATGAACTCCAAAACGAAGTCGATCCCGCGCTCGGCCGGCATCACCGTCTCGGCCGGTACCACGTACGTCGATGACGCGTCGACCAACGACGAGATCACCCTGACGGCGCGGCGCTTCATCGCCCGCCTCAAGATCGATGAGGATGACCTGGCCGACGCCAACACCCGTCTCGACGTGCTCGGGACCAAGGCGCTCGACTGGGCGATCTCCTATGCCGACGTGTTCGACAACGCGTGCTTGGGCGTCACCGCGACCGAAACCGGCACCTCCGTGGCGCCGTTCACCTCCGCGTACAAGCGGATGCGGACCACGAACGCCGACACCAGCTACACCGCCGACGCCAACTATCTGACGTGGGACGACGACAACCCGGCGATCTCTACCACGCCAGACGGCACGTCGCTGTACGAGAAGCTATCGGCCACCTTCAAGAAGGTGGAAACCGGCAAGTACTGGTCCCAGTCCGACGCGCTGGTTATCGCGCACCCGGGCTGGCGCGACGCGCTCCGGCTGTGCATGGACGCCCAGGGCCGACCCATCTTCCAGCCGGGTACCGGCAACCGGCTGCCGGGCAACGGCACCCCGGACCAGCTCTTCAACACCGACATCCGTTGGTCGCGTGGCTGCCGGACCAGCCCAACCAACACCGGCAGTCCGACCGGCAACGACCTGCTCTACTACCTGAACCGTCGGTACCTCGCCCGAGGCGACCGGTCCGGGCCGGAGACGCTGACCGACGACGCGCGGGCGCAGGACGACACGGACGACTACGCGATGAAGTTCAGGACGCGTCGCGCGTTCCAGCTTACGCACGAGGCCGCGTGTGCCGTACTGGAGCGGGTCGACTAATGACGTTCTGGAAGCTGCACGCTGGTGCGGGCGCTGACAATGGTGGATATGTGAACGGCGCTCTCGCTGGCGCGGTTCTCACCCTCCGGGTCAACCCCACCGAATGGTGGCTGACCGTCGGCGGCCTGCGCTTAGTGGGCAGCTACGCCAGCCAGGCAGACGCGGAAGAGGCTGCCAGGAAGGTCACTCAGGGTATCGATCCTTCGACGCTGGTCTGAGCGAGACGACAGCAGTAACGGCCGGCGGTAACCATTACCGCCGGCCGTTCGCCCAACCTGGGAGGGGTGAGCCATGGTCGCCGTAGTCCTTGACATCGAGATCGAGCAGGGCGTCACCTGCGACATAGCCATCACCGCGCTCGCCGAAGATGGTGTCACCGCACGCGACCTGTCCGGCTACACCGGTGCCATGCAGGTCCGGGAAACCGCCGACTCCATGACCGTCCTGCTCACCGGCGTGGTAACCCTGACGGCCGGCCTGGTCACGGCCACCATCACCGACACCGACACCGGCGCCGTTGAGTGGTACGCCGGGGTCTACGACATCGAAATTGACAACGGCACCCGATCCGAACGGATCGCCCGAGGCAAGGTACGCGTCACGCGTCAGGTCACCAGGAGCTGAGGAACATGGCTGATATTGCGTTCAACATCGCAAAAGGGCGCAGCGCATACTATGCCAGCTTGCCAGCTGCCAACGATGCCCTGATCGCCATTCCCCTGGAGACCACCGGCCTCGAATCCGATGCCGTACTCATCGACAAAGACACATTCACTGATGTGGTTAGCGGTACCACCAACGAACAGACCACCCTAGGGCGTAAGACCCTTGCCTCCGTTGCCAACACGGTCGATGACACCAACGATCGCGTTGACACCGACGCTGCCGATATCGCATGGACGGCCAGCGCCGGCAATCCAATCTCCGCGATCGTCGTCTGCTACGACCCCGACACCACTGGTGGAACCGATGCCGACCTGGTCCCCCTGGTCAAGTATGACTTCGTCGCCACTCCGGACGGAACCACCATCACCGCTATTGTCAATGCTGCCGGGCTTTTCCGTAACTCATAGAGGGAAGCCGTGACCTCACTGGTTGACTCCGACACGTTTGCATTCGCCGACGGCAATGCCGGACATCTCTGCGACTTCGGATCAAGCCCGACCGTCGATCAGCTCGATGTGCTGTGCGTCAACTCCAACACCGTCGTGTCCACCCCGGCCGGCGGCTGGACTCCAGCCGAAGTTGTGGTCACCAACCAGGGCGCTTATATTTTCACTCGTTTCGCCGTGGGTGGCGAAGCGTCCACGGTCACGATCACGACCTCCGGCAATCACAACTGCCAAGTGTCATGGTCGCGCTGGAATGGCCTATTGGCGCTAGACACTTCGACGAACACTGAGGTCAACGCCGCCACTGGCGGGGCCACCCCGGCGCACTCCACCGGTGTCCTCGCCGAAGTGAACGAGCTGGTTGTTGCGTTCGGGGCGTTGCACTCCATCCAAGGCGCCAACCAGTCGGCTCCCGTCTGGTCCACCGGCTACACCGGACTCACCGCCGTCACCCAAGGCAGCAGCACCGACGGGGTAATCGGCTACGTCGGCTACCGAACCGATGCCGGCACGGCCGCCGAAACACCTCAGGTGTCCTGGTCCAGTGACGGCGCGTTCAACCGGTACATGCTCGCCGTTTCATTCACCGCCGCCGCTGGTGGCCAGGAGATCCCGATCGGCCTCGTCGTCACCACGGTCACAACGCTGGCGATGACCGCGACGAAGAGCCGTACCCTGGGACTCCTTTCAGCCCTGACAACCGTGTTCCCACTCACCGGCTCGAAGAGTCGCACACTTGGGCTGGTCACCACGACCGCAACAATCCTGACGCTCACCGGCGACGACGAGCAGGTGGTGACCCGACCGCTTGCCACCCACGTAGCGGGGCCGCAGCAGGTCACCCATGTGACAGGGCCGCAGCGTGCGGTACACGTTCGGTGATACCGTCGTCGCATCTCTTAGGGGGAGAAAACCATGATCGTAGTGACCGCGCAGAGCGGCCGGGGTGACCTGCTCGCCGCTGCCCGGGAGCGCGAGCTGTCCGGCCACGGCACCAATATCGACATCTTTGCCCGGATTCAGGCTCGGGATGTTGAGCTGGCCGAACTGGCCGCAACGGAGTCACGCGACCTTGGGCCGGTCACGGAGGATGACCCATTGGGGCTCGACGACGACGCCCATACCCCGCTGGGGGTCGACCTCATCGCGGAGGCCACCGCCGGCCAGCCGCCGGCACCACCGGAAGCTCCGCCGGCCGTGACCGACCCCTCCCCCGAGGGCGCGGCCGGCGGTCCGGTGACCCCGGCCCGGCCGGAGGCGATGACCGACCCGAATCCGCCGCGCGCCTCGCGGGTCGGAGTGTTTGGCAACGCCTTCCGTGCTGAATATGTGATCGGTGGCCGCGAGGTCGACGACGTCACCCACTTCCGGTTGATCGAGGAGACGCAGGCCGCCGCGCTCGCCGCCGGCCGGGTTCCGCGAGGCGGCGTCGGCATCGGCCGCCGGGTCGGGTTCTTCGCCGATGACCACGGCACGCGTACCGTGATCTACGAGGTTCCGATCCGCAGAGGAGCGTAGGCCGTGGCCAACTGGGCAGACGCGCAGGATGTTGTCACCATCACCGGCCGGGAAGCCAGTCCGGAGGGGCTCGCCGCCGCGCAGGTGTTCGTAGAGATCTTCTCCGGCGGGTCCACCACGGCCAGCGATGCGGGCCTGATCAGCGGCCGGAACCTGAACAGGCTTCGGCAGGCGACCGCGTTTCAGGCCATCTGGCTCGACGCGCACCCCGACGTCATGGAAGCCATGGACGTTCAGGGCGTCTCTCAGGATGGTCTTAGCGCCCAGTACGCGCACGCCAACGCACACCTTCTCGCCCCGATGGCCAAGCGGTGCATTGACCGCTTGTCGTGGCGTACGGCGCCGCTGCGCGCCCGCCCGCGCCGGGGCACGGCCAGCGACCGGGGCGACCGGGACAGCGCGGTCCGGGACGACCAGTACGTCTGGCAGTCGATGCCATGACCCTCGCCAACACCACCATCACCGTGCTGCGCGGCACCGGCACCGACGGCTACGGCGATCCCGTCGACCTTGACGCCACCGTCTACAGCCGCATCCCCGCGTCGATCCTGGAGGCCACCTCCAACCGGCGCCGGCCGGTCGAAGGTCGCACCGACAATGCCAAGACCCAGATCTGTCGGATCTTCCGGCCCACCATTGAGCTTCGCCGCGATGATCGAATCCGCGACGACCGCAGCGGCGCGGTCTACACCGTCGATGACGAGCCTGGACAGCGCAACAACGTCGGGCTCAACAGTGTGCGGGTGAACCTCCGCCGCGTCACCTGACCATGTAGCCTGATCAGCAACTACATACGCCGTCCACCACGGCCGGGGCAGACCCGGTAGGCGACCCGACAAGACACCCGACGAAGAGGAGGGGGTCGCCATGGCGTATCGACATATTCGGGAAAATCCCCAATTCGACGTCTACTTTCAGGCTGCGCAGGGCAAAAGCGTCAAAAAGGTCACCAAGGCGATCGCGGACGACGCGCGGGCCGGGTGCCCGTACGACTCCGGCGACCTGTACGACTCGATTGACGTGCGGTTTCCCGGCAAGAAGCGCGGGATCGTCATCGTCGGGACGGATCATTGGCACGCCCAGGAGTACGGGGCGCCCCCGCACGAGATCCGCTCGCACGGAAAGTGGCCGTTGCGCAACGTCGAAACCGGTGACGTCTTCGGCCGCGTCGTCGACCACCCCGGCAATGACGCGCAGCCTTTTATGAGGCCTGCACTTCTCCGGCGGAGGCGGCTCTGATGGTCCTCGCCATCCCGAAGCTCGCCACATCCGAGCTGGTCACCCTCGCCTGGATTCGCGACGTCGTCACCGCCTACGACATCGCCGCCGGTACCACCCTGCAAGGCCCCGACCCGACCACCGGCATCCTCACCTGGGGCGACACAGGGTTTGTGACCACGGCCGTCGTGGGTGGCTCTCCTCGATCGCACCTGCCACTGCGCCAGCCGATCATGTCTGTCGACTGCTGGGCGACCAACGTCCAGAAGAAGCAGCCGCCGCACGGCCGCGCCAACATGATCGCCGAACTCATCGTGGCCGCCGCCTACGACGTGGCCAACGGCGACGACGGACAGCGGCCCGTCACCCTGCCCGCCGGCTTCCCGGTCGCCCGGGTGGTCGGCGCGGTCATCCAAGATGAGCCGAAGCGCGTGCCCGGCGACGAGAGCAATTACGCGCATTACGTCTTTCAGTTGGCCATTTCCTGGCTAGCTCTCTAAGAAGGGAAGAAAAGGACAAATGGCCAACAAACTCGCATATCAGGTCCTAATGGGTGCAGGCACGCTCTATTCGGGCGTCTTCTCAATCACCGGGGCCAATGAGCCCGCCTTAGCAGATGTCAACACCGTGCCGCAGGCGAGCGCCTGGAGCGACATGGGCTACACCAACGATGGCCTCACCATCACCTGGAATCAGGAGATGGCCACGATGACCGTCGATCAGGTCGGCGACATCATCGGCCGGAAGATGGTTCAGCGGGACGTTCAGATCAAGACCAACCTGGCGGAAGCCACCCTGGAAAACCTCGTGATCGCGCTCAACTCCGGCAGCGTCACCACCGGCAGCGGATATAAGTACCACGATCCGGACTACGACGGCGATGAACTTCAGCCGGGCTACATCGCGATCATCCTCGACGGCTACGCGCCCGCGCTGTCCACCGGGACCGTCATGCGGCGGCGAATCATCGGGCGCAAGGTGCTCTCGATTGACAACGTCGAATCGTCGTACAAGAAGGGCGATATGACCCTGATCCCGGTCACGTTCGGCCTGCACTACGTGTCGACAACCTTGGCTCCATACAGGATTGTCGACCAGACCACATAGGACAGTCCTTTATGGACTGTCGTCACAAGGGGGAGGAAGTCACGTGCTCACGTTCAACACGAAAGATCCCGGGCTCGACGACGAGCAGGAACCGCTCTTCGAGGTCGACGGCGTCACCTACACCATTCCGAAGACCGTCAGCCCCAACGAAGGTGTGCTCTACCTTCAGGACGTGCGCCAGGGTGCCCATGACGTGGCCCTGGCGCGCCTCCTGCACCGCATGATCGGCGCCGAGGGCATGAACGCGCTCGGCAAATGCAAGGGGATGACCAGGGAAGATTTCAAGATGCTGCTCAAGCCGGTCGCCGAGCGGGTCGGCGGCCTACTCGAAGAGGTGAGTTCGGGAAACTGATCCGCTGGGCCAGGTCCACAGCATGGGTGCTCGACTACCTGGCCGACCTGGAAAGCGACTTCTCGGCCATCCACGGCTTGCGCATCGACCCGTGGGCGGGCGAGTGGGCCGGGCTCAGCGGGCCGAAGTTCTTCCGGATGGCGCAGCGGCTCGCCGCGTACCGGGGAGTCATCCGGGCTCGACTGCTCGCGGAGGATGAACGCGAGCAGCGGCGCAACGACGGGGCCGTGGTCATCCCGCTGTCAGCGGCCATGGTGGCGCCGGACGGAACGATCGCGGTGGGATGACGCAGCGGGCGGCGGGTCGGCTGACGGAGGCGCACGGAAGGGAGGGATGAGCGATGGCTGAAGGCTTTAAAATCGCGGATGGTTACCTCGACATCGAGGCGGACGACTCCGGCGCGCAGCGGACGCTACGCGGCTTCCTGCGCCGCACCGATGAGATCCTCGACGCCAATCAGAAGTCGTTTCTCCGTGGCGGGCTCATGGCCGGTACCGACTACGGCAAGAGCGTCACCGAATCCGCCGATCGGGAGCTGACCAACGGCTTCAGTCGGGACATCAACGGCCGGCTCCATAACGCCCGGGGCCGGTTCGCCAGTGAGGGCGAGATCGCCGGTGAGACGTTCGCGCGCGGTCTCACCCGGGGCCTGGGTAAGCTCAGCGGCGGCAGTAGCGGCGGCGGCAGCGATAGCAGCGGTAGGGGCGGCATCTTCTCGTCGCTGTTCTCCGGCATCGGCGGGGCGATCAGCTCCGGCCTTAGCGGACTGTCGACAGCCGGCGGCATGATCGGCAACATCGGCACCGCGCTCGGCGCGGCTGGCGGCATCGTCTCCTCGATCGCCATGTTCGTCGGCATCACCGCGCTCATTCCGGTCGTCATCGGGCTTGTCGGTGCGCTGATCCAGCTCACCGGCCTCCTCGGGCTCCTGCCCGGTCTCATCGGGTTCGCCGCCGCCGCGCTGATCCCGCTCATAATCGCGTTCAAGGGCGTCGGTGCGGCGCTGGGCGCCTTCATGTCCGGCGACATGCAGAAGTTCAACGAGGAGCTGAAGAAGCTCGGGCCAGGCACTCGTGCCGTGGTCAAGGAGATGACCGGTCTCGTCCCGATTTTGCGAGAGATCAAGAAGCTGGTCACCGAAGCGTTCTGGACCCCGTTCAAGGGTGTCTTCAAAGATCTCGGTAAGACGTTTCTGCCGATGGCCAAGGCCGGGCTTGTCAGCGTGGCCGGTGCGCTCGGGCGGTTCGGGTCGGAGTTTCTGCGGCTGTTCGCCAGCAATGACATCGTTGAGGCGATCGGTGATGTCTTCGAGTCCACCGGCCGGATCATTGACAAGGTCGGACCGAAGTTTATCAATCTCTTCGGCACCCTGATCGGCATCATGGAGCACAGCTTGCCGTTTGTTGAACGGTTCTTCAGCAAGATCGGCTCCGGCATGGACAAGTTCAGCGCCTTCTTGAGTGACGCCATGAAGACTGGCGACTTCGAGCGCTGGCTTGAGACCGCGTTCGACGTCATGCAAGATCTGTGGGATTTGAGCAAGGCGCTCGGCAATTTGTTCATGGCAATCTTTGGCGATGCCGGTGACGAGGGTCAAGGCTTCATCAAGACATTGACCGACATCACCAACAAGATGGCTGACTTCTTCCGCAGCCCGGACGGCAGGGAGTTCCTTCAGAACATCCTCGATATGATCAAGTTTGTGGGGATCGGGCTCGCGTTCCTTGCCGTCGCATTCGCCAATGTCGCCCGGTGGTGGAACGCCTGGACGACCTTCTTCGAAAGCACCCTGCCGGATGGCCTGGCCAAAGCGAAAGACGCCGTTACGGGCCTATGGGGCACGGTTGTTGGATTCTTCAAGGGTGTCGGACAGGCGATCGGTGACTTCTTCAGCAAGGCGTGGGACACCGTGCTATCCGTGGGCGAGTCGATCGCCGGCTGGTTCATGGCCCTACCAGGTCGGGTGCTCGGATTCCTCACCGCGCTGCCCGGCCAGCTCTATACCCTGTTCTGGGACGGGTTCAACCGCCTCGGCTTCGCGGTCGGCTATGGCATCGGCTTGATCATCGTCGCCGTCCAGGCGTTGCCCGGTCTCGTCCGGGGCGCCCTGTCATCGATGCCGGGCCTCGTCTGGGGCATTCTCACCACCACCTGGAGTGTGGCGTTCAGCATCGTGTCAGACGCCGTCACCACGGTGCTTGGCTTCCTGTGGAGCCTGCCAACGCGGGCGTGGGACGCGCTGAACAGCCTCTACGGCATGGTGACCGGATTCTTCAGCCGCACCAAGGACGTGGCGGTCAACCAAACCCGGTCGATGGTCGACACCGTAGTGGGCTTCGCCTTCAGTCTGCCCGGCCGGGTCATGGGCGCGCTATCTGGTGCCCGCCACTGGCTCTACAACACCGGTCGCGACATGCTCACGGGCCTTTGGGATGGCTTCTCGTCGATGATCGGCTGGCTCGTCGACCGGGTCAAGGGTGCCATGGCAAGCGTGGTCAACGGCGCCAAGAGCGCGGTTGGCGCACGCTCACCATCCAAGGTCTTCGCCGACCAGGTTGGCCGCTGGATTCCGCCCGGAATCCAGCAGGGCATCGAGGCTCAGATGCCCAAGCTGAACCGCTACATGGCCACACTGGGCACTCAGATGACACACAACGTGCAGGTGTCCGCGCCGGCCGTCTCCGTGGGCGGTAGCAATGTCGTGGTCATGCTCGACGGCGAGGAGATCGGCGCGAAGATCATGAAGCCGAAGCGGGTGTCCGCCGCCAACGACGAGGGCAACCGCACACGCGGATTCCTGAACACCGCCCGAGCTACGCCGTGAGGATAATGACGTGAGCGATACTCGCATTTACTTCGGGACGCCAGGCAGCCTGATCACGCTGTTCCACCCACGGGGCGGCGTGCAGGCCACTCGGGTCCGACCCGTACAGGAGTTCGCGCTTGGCAACGGGGAACGCCGCACCCGTCGCGCGCAGTTCGGCAGCCGTGAGTACACCCTGAGCTGGGAGTCCTTGCAGTACCCCGATTTCGCCACCTTGCAGGCATTCGACCAGGGCCATAATGGGCCGGGGCCGTTCGTGCTGCTCGACCCGGGCCAGCGCAACCAGCTCACCGTCAACCAGGCCGCCGCGACCAGCGAACTGAACGCGACCGACAACTTCACGATCGCCGGCTCCGGCAGCTCCATCGCCAGCTCGACCACGCTGATCGAGCGTGGCCCCCGGGCGCTCGCCTGGACGTTCCAATTCACTTCACCGTCGAGTGGGAGCATCGTGCTCGACAGCCCCTACCTCGGTTGGTTTGGGATTCCGGTGGTCAGCCGCCCGTACGTCTTCAACTTCCTGGCGCGCGGCGGCGGCACGGACGGGATTGTGACTATCCGAGCCGAAATCCTCTGGTACGGGGTCACTGGCACGTTGCTGGGTACGACCTCAGGCAGCAGCGCGGCGACCTCTACCGGCGCGTGGGCGGCCTACCTGGCGACCGCTACGCCGCCGGCCAGCACGGCATACGCCATCTGCAAGGTCACCTATGTGTCGGGCGCCTCGGCGGGCTCGATCGTCTACATCAGTTCTCTTCAATTTGAGGAAGGCTCGACGGCGGGCACGTGGCGACCGGGGACCGGTGTTCGGCCGGTCAGTATCGTCAGCCTGGAAGATAGATGGCCGTGGTTGTACGCGGATGAGATTCGCAGCGGCCCGGCGATGGTGCTCCGCGAGGACGGGCGATGACACTGAAGGTGATAAGCTTTGGCACGCCTCCCGGTATTCGCCAGAGCGTCAATGCGTCCCATGAACGAAGCGCGAGTGACCGGGGGGCCTTCTAGTGCAGTCCGCCAGCGTGAATTTCGTACAAGCCGCTACCGGCGCCGGAGGCACTTGGGCCGAACCGCAGCTTTTCGCCGACTGGCAGGGCAACGGCGCGGCCAGCCGGACCACTCCCGGCACGATTCCGTTGTTCGTCCGTGACAGCTTCGACGACCGCGTCACCATCGCGAGCTGGGGCCATACCAAAAACGGTCAGGCATGGACCGTCAGCGGCGGTGCCGGCGCTTCCGACTTCTTCATCCGTGACGGCATCGGCGTCCAGGCGCAAAACGCGGTCAATCAGTTACATTTTTCAACCATCGACTTGGGGTCGACAGATTTCGACATCATATCTGATGTCATCATCCCAGTTTTCCCCACTGGAGCCGGTATCTCCGGTCGCATCGTAGGCAGACTCACCGACACGTCCAATTACTACGAAGGACAGATTTTCGCTCAAACTAGCGGTGTCGTGCTTCTGGCCTTGACTAAACGCGTCGCCGGTGTCGGTACTACGATTACCTCCGTGTCCGCTGGCACTCACGCTGCGGATACCGTCTGGCGAATCAGGTTTCAGGGCATGGGCTCCACGTTCCGAGCGAAACTATGGAACCGTGACACCCAAGAACAGCCGCTTGAGTGGACCATTACCACCACCGACAGTGCATTGACCACCGGGACCAACGTCGGTTTCGCATCCCGCCTGGAAACCGGCAACACCAATACGCAGCCGGTCAACCTCGCGATCAGTGACTTCCGCGCTCTCGCCCCCGGCACCGAAAATCTGAGCCCGCAGCTTGGTGACTGGTCGGTTGAGCATCACCTTGATGACGGCTACCCGAACGCGGCGACGTTCATTGCCGGTATCGGTGTCGGACAGCTCGACGCCGACATCGGCCCGCCGCCCGTCTACGTGGCCGGCAAGCCGATGACCGTCTCGGAGTACTTCAGTCCGTACAATGACGAGTCGCCGCTATACGGCCTTGATCGTGACGTCGCACCCGTCACGCTCGACCAAGGGCTCGTGACAGCGGCCGGCGTCGAGCGAGTACGGGTCTTCACCGGCCAAATGATGGATATTCCAGTGCGACGAGGCCAGGCCAGTCTAAGTGCGATCAGTGCGGCGCGGCTCAAGCTTAAGGCGCTCGTACAGCCGCCGTCCGCCTATGGCCTATATCAGGGCGCTAATGCCACTTGGGCGATCACCTACGCCCTACATAAATGCGGGATCTATGCCGGTCCACCCCCGCAGGATGGATGCCGGCTCTGGGTACCGTTCCATGGCAGTGTGCGTGCCTTCATCCCTGAAACCAACATTGGGGTTGACCTACTCGCCATTGTCGGGGACGGGCCATCCGGGGTAGGTGCTGGAGTTGGCCCACTCCGCTCCCATATTCCGAGGTGGGTGCCTGGCCCCTATGTCATAGGGGCCGGGTCGGCCTATACATCGGAATGGATACAACTCGTTAGCCAAAACAGCGCCGCGCCAGGTGTCTATCTGGAACCTGGCATAGGATTGACTCTCCAGGACTCCAAAGGCAAAATAGAGCTTTGGATTCGTGGTGATGATACGTTCATTAATGCCGTTCCTGGAGCATCCGGAACAGTTGTAAGTACGTTCCGATGCATTTTGGGAAACGAGAATGGTACGGGAGTTGATGTCGGCATACTTTCCAGTCCATCGGCATCGCTCAGAAAACCGTTTATTGCCCTAGATGACAATGTAGTGGGAGGAAATACCTATTCGACAGCATTTCCTACGGATGGCGAATGGCATTTTGTTGGTTACTCCTGGGATATCGCGGCGGGCGTTTCGAAAATCAATGTTGACGGCGTAGTAGAGACCTTCACGCCCGGCATTACCGTCGGCAACTATCCAACCATGGAGGACTGGGCGGAGGACCGTCCATTTATCGGATCGAGCCTGCCAACGTCCGAGCTTCAGATCACGGCAGGCGTTTACGCCGACGGGATCACCGGTCAATGGTTGCTGGATATTCCTTTTACTCCAGACGCTATTGTCACCCCCTCAGTGATAGAGCTTGCTTCCATCGCGGAGAAGTTTCCGCGCGAGGCGTGGGAGCTGATCGGCTCATATGCGCAAGCCGAACTTGCCTCAATGCGTACCAATGAAACTGACGTGTTCGAATATCTCGGACTTGACTGGTGGGTGCAGGACCAGCAACAGATCATCGTCGACACGCTAAGCACCGATGAGAACTCCGGTACGCTCGACATCAACATTGACCCAACAAAGATCTATAACTCGATTCAGGTGGCCTATGGGGAATCCGCTAACCAAGACACCTTTCAACTGGTCTTCACAACTCAGGAAGTTCTCACGATTCGGCCCGGGTTCACGACGCTGATCCTCTCCTTTGATCCGACGGCCACCGAGGTGAGGGGCTTCACCTTTACCAATATCGCTGACGCGGATACGGTCGAGCCGACAGACACAAATACCATATCGGTAAACGACTCCAGTGACGGAACAGGCTCATACGCAACCTCGGCTCAGGTTTCGGCGGTCATTTCGGAATGGAATCCGGGTAGCGTTAGTGTCATCATCACTAATACAAGTGGATTTGACTGGTACACGGCTAACGACAAAGGCTGGCCGACTCTGACTATTGGCGCCAAAGCCCTAATTACCAGATCGGCATCAGTGGTAGAACGCAATACGGCCGGTATTGCCCGTCGCGGCGAACGGTCGCTCACGGTGTCTGCGCCAGCTATCCAGAGCCGCTATGACGCGCGCCGGCTGGCCCTGCGACTCCTGTCGGCGCTTCGGAAGCCGACGCCGGTTGCCGATGAGATCGAGGTATTCGGCGACCCGCGCAGGCAGCCCGGCGACCTCGTCACCATGGCCGATCCAACTGCAACCAAGGCCTCTGGTCAGTGGCGGGTTCAGAGCATCACTCACCAGAGCCGCAATAGTGAGTATACGCAACGAATCCGAATCAGACCCGCCCTTGGGATCGGGATCGTCGGAACCTCACGTGTTGGTCAGTGCCTTGTTGGACCGGAGGAGTAACGCATGCCCACATATCCAGTTGTTGCCATCGGCGACGGTGATGTTGTCAGCCCGGAATGGACCGAGGCGATCACAGATGCGGTCAACGACCTGGACGAGCGCGTCGGCTTCGTCGGCGAGTCCTTCGGCACGGCCAGTACGAGCAGCACTGGCACCGAGGCGTTTCACATCTCGACCACGTTCACCGCGACGTCCGGTACTCGGTACCGGGTCGAGTTCGACGGTCCAGCCCAGGGAAACAACGCCGGGACGCTCGGTGAGTTCCGTCTCCGCTACGCCGCCGGAGCGTCTGTCACCAGCGCCGGAACGGAGATACGGGTCACGGCCCTGCACGCGATGGTGGCGAACCAGAACTTTCAGGTAGCGCTGGCCGGAACGTTCTCGCCAGCCGCCGGACAGGTCACGGTGGGAGTGTCCGTCAGGTGGAACGCGGGCGGGACTACGAGTAGTCTCAACTGTTCTCCAGCCCTGGCTGTCGGTCGAGTCGGCGTGTACCGGGTCGGCTGAGCTGGGCGGGGCGCTGAATATCTCCCGGATCTCCCCGGGTAGACGTGGCCACTAGCCGAAAGGAGGACCCGATGGCCTGGCGTATAGCCCGTTCCCTTCTCGCCTTCCACGCCCAACTTCGCACGACCTACTCCCGCGCTGCCCCACCGGCGACCGACGTCAAGAGCTGGGGCACCATCGGTGATACCAGTCACGCGTCTACATCGGACCATTCGCCGCACAACTTTCCCGGCTGGGGCAACGACATCGTCACCGCAGCCGACTGGCCGCACGCCCCGGCGCTCGGGCTCGACGCCGGGGTAGTTGCCGAGGCACTGCGCGGCAGTCGCGACGCGCGCATTAAGTATGTGATCTTCAACCGGCGGATGTTCTCGTCCTACTACTCCGGCACCACCCCCGGATGGACCTGGCGCCCGTACACCGGGTCTGACCCGCACGACACTCATGGACATCTCTCGGTCGTGGGCGACGTCCGCGCCGATAGCGAACAGCCCTGGCAGGTCAGGGCTCCAGTCGTACAATCCTCAGGAGGGACAAGCATGCAACAGGTTCTTGCTCGCGCGGTTCCGGGATCGGGACCGATCTGGCTGTGTGACGGCATCCGCCGCCGCATCGTTGCCGACGACCTCGTCAGTTCCGTGCAGTGGCTCGGCACGTCGGGCGCCATCGGTCCACTGTGGAACAACGGCGCGGTATGGGAAGGCGCCGCCCTGGACGCGTTTGGCGTTCCCGATTCGCATGATGCGCTCGTGACAATGCTTGACGCGCTGACCGCAGCCGTGGCAGCCCTGCCCGCTCCGGTCGGCGGCCTGCCGTTCACGGCTGCGCAGGTCGACCAGATCGTGACCGCGCTGACTCCGGTCATCAAGGCTCAAGCCCTGGCCGCCGCACAGCTTGCCGAGACCATCTGACCAAACGGTAACGGCATATTCGCCTCTTGGTCATTACGTAGAGTAGGATTTTGATGGCAAGGTCACTGAGATGAATATGGGGGTAAAACCATGGATTTCAGTGGCCTGTCATTCGGTACAGTCGCCGACGTTGGCGGCTGGGGTGTCGCGTTCTTCGTCTTGCTGACCGTCTCCCGATGGGTGATGGTCGGCAAACTCATCTCACAGTCCGCGCATGAACGGGAACTTGGCGGTGTTATCAACGATCGCGACGACTGGCGGGCGACCGCCCGCGCCAAGGATGAGACGATCCGCCTACTCAGCGAGTCGCATGGCGATATGCGAGACTCCATCCAGGTCGTTGAGCAGTTCATCCGAGCGCTGCCGCAGGCGCGGCAGCAGCCAAGAGGGGGCCGTTGATGGTTCGCTGGCTTCCTCGATGGCACGGCTCACGCACGGAGATCACCGCGCAGCAGGGCGGCGCCGAGGCGCGCAGGGAAGCTGATCGGCAGCTTCGCGAGATGCGTCGGCAGCTTCCCGAGTCCAGGCGCCTGGCCGACTCCCTGCGGGCCGCCGCACTGCGCAACCACTGGCGGGAGAGCATGACACAGCTCTTTCTTGGTGATCGGTCGACACGTCAGCCGTAGCGCTGGCCCCCGCCGGTGTGTGACCGTGAGGTGTCATGCTCGCCCGCCCGACTCGAAAGGACTTCGCCCATGTCCCGCCCTCGTCCCGTCCTGATTTATACCGCTTTTCTCGCTGGTAGCTCCGCGCTGCTCGGCTTCGCCGGTCTGGCCGACCTGATGCCGAAGGCCGTGATCGCGGGGGTGGCGCTCATCGTCGCCATCGTCGGCGCGGCCGGCGGTGTCATCGTGCAAGGCCAGGTGACGCCGCTGTCCAGCCCCCGCAACGAGGAGGGACAACGTCTTGTGCCGGCGACGTCAGGCGCGCCGGAACCACGCCGGTTCGACAGGTAGGCCTATCAGGCGCCCCGGCCGTCTTCCCTGCGGCCGGGGCGTCCTTTTCTTTGGGTTGACACGTCAGGTGACAGACGTTAGGCTGGGGTTTCCATCAACCAGGGAGGCGACAGTGCCCACCACCACGAAGCCCCGCAAACTCTCCCCCGCCATGATCACCGCGCTTGGCGAGTTCTGGAACTCTTTCAGCGTGCAAGGCGGTGTCGGAACCGGCATCATCCTTGATTGGATGCTTGGCAAATCCGGCACGCATGTTGCGCTGCTCGACCGGGGCATGGTCACCACGGTCAAGAAGGTGTACCGGGACGACAGCGACGTTTACGGCTCAACGCTGGTGCAGGTCACCGCCGCCGGCTGCGAGGCGGCCGGACACAGCATGGACGAGATCGTCTCGCTGGCTTGGGACCGGGCTGTGATCGAATACTCCGAGCGCTGCACGAGCCCCACGCCTGAGGGCGGCTTCAACCTGATGACCGAACTCCCCACCGTGGTTGGCGCTATCGTCGAACTGAGCTCCAGGTTTCGGGGCACGGTGACCAAGGTGTATAACAGCTCGGCTCCCGCCGCTATCACCCTCCTGGTTGAGGATGGGAACGGGAACCGTCGGGCGCCTTACCTGAGGGGCGTTGCCCGTGTCATCGAGCTGGCGCCGCCGCCGCCACACCGCTACGTGCACCCGACGAGCACTGAAGTCGTACTGAGCCCTGCCGAGAAGCTGCGCATCGCCGAACAGAAGGTCATCAACGACAATGCCGCGCGCCCGCTCGCCAAGGCGGACGGCACCGCGCTGACCTCGCTCGCCCGGTCGGTGACCGGCCAGCTCGACGCCGCCGACGTCCTCCGGCATATCGCGGACGGTATCGACGCCGGCCTGAAGGCGCCGAGCACCATCCACCCGGGCACCGACTATGACGGACCATTCATCATGTACTTCGGTGACGACAGTGTCGACGAGGCCAACAGGTGGACTGCCCGGCTGCGGCTACCCGAACTCGTGGCGGCACGCGAACACGACAAGTTCATTGTCTGCGAGTCCACGGGCGACTACTACGGCGTTGGCATGCGACTGTGGACCTCCATCACCAAGGGTGTCGACAAGGATGAGGCGATCACGCTCGACGGCGAGGTGGTCGAAGAGACTCCGTCGCTGTTCGAGGGCGCCCCGCCGGTGCGCACCTACACCGACGGCTCCCAGGTGTACGGCCCGTACGTGTCGACCGACGAGCCCGGCACCATGGTTCACGCGCTCGCCGAGGCGTACACGCTCGACGGCGGGGACCTCCAGGAAGACCCATCACTTGAGCCGAAGTACCCGGAGGGCACGCCGGAGTACGACACGTACGCCGCCGAACTGCGCGAGGAGCTGGGGAAGTTCGCCAAGGGCGAAGAGCCTTACCCGATCGCTCGGGACGTCGGTCGGGCCGGCTACCGCAAGGCGTACAACAGGATGCTCGACCAACGCTGACTCTCGAACATCATCCATCCGCCCGGGGCGCCTCGCGCGCTCCGGGCCTGACCTTGAGAGAAACTCATGCCTGAAGACCCGTTCGCCTGGCCCGGCTGGAGTCGTGACACCGGCTGGCCACTCACCCGCACGCAGGTCGCCGAACTGCTCGGCATCCAGCCCAACAGCGTGCAAGCACTCATCAAGCGACCGATGGCCGTTCCGTTCCCGGAGATTGGCGGCCGGGCCATCCCGACCGGCGGCATCCACGTCACCCGCTACTGGTGGGAGAAAGACGTCCGTCGGTACGCCAAGGACCGCAAAATCACCATCACTCACCGGGTGGTACGGGGCGAGGTTCTAGCGGGTACGTCATGAGCGTTCGTTCCGGCTATCAAGCCGGCTTCGTCATCACTAGCGTGGTCATCGCGGGCATCCTCGGGCTCGCCTGCGGCTGTGGTCTCGTCCTGCACTTGCTGGGGCTCGCGTGAGCGCCAAGCTGCCCGAGACGCTGTGCGACCTCCTCAGCGCCCCGCAGGCGACCGTACAGCGGTCGCGGGAGACCCCCCCCGTAGTGGTTGGCGTTGATCTGTCGCTGACCGCGACCGGACTGGCCTGGAGTGACGGCACCACCTGCACATACGGGCGTGCCGGCCTGACCACGCTCGTTCGCAAGGTCAAAGGCTTCGAGGTGGTTGTGTCGCTCGACGAGCGGGCCGCCGCGCTCGACCAACTCGCCGACGAGCTGTACGCCCTGATCGTCTACCGCCCGGCCGGGCACGAGCACGTGCTGCCGGACCTGATCGTGATCGAATCCCTACTCAGCCAGGGCAGGGGTGGCATTTCCACCGAAAAGGCGCATGTCTGGTGGCGAGTGGTGTCCCGCCTGACGGCCGCCGGCTTCCCGGTCCTGGAGGCATCGGTGAATACCGGCAAGCTCTACGCCTTCGGGATTGGTGACGCCAATAAGCGCGAGGTTGTGGCCAGCGTTCAGAAGCGGTTCCCGGCTTGGGATATTCGCAAGATCGGCGCCAAGGGCAAACGGCTCAACAGCCTCGATGACAACCAAGCCGATGCGGTGACGTTCATGGCGATCGGCCGCGACCTGCTCGGCTGGCCGGTGGTCGAGCTGCCCGCGCAGCATCGGAAGGCCCTGGACAAGCTGACGCTTCCGACGGGGGTGACCCGTCGTGACGCGTGAACGAAAGATCGAAATCCTTCAGGACCTGATTCACCGTGGGCGGCTGGTCGTGCTCACGCTCGACGGCGCGGGAGGCACGAGAGGCAGTCGCGTAGTGAAGATGGGCATGCCGCTTCACCTGGGGTCGGAGTACGGCGGCCGGTGGGCCGTCAAGCTCGTGCTTCAAGACCTTCAGCGGACCAGGGTCGACATCGTCGGCCTGACGAAAATACTCAAGATCGAAGAGAGGACCCCGTGATCACCGTCAAGGCGACACTGAAGCCGAAGAGTTCCAAGAAGCCGCCCGGCCCGATCCGGGGCCTGCACCCCACCCACGAGCCGCTGTACGCCGACGAGCGCAAGATCCGAGGCGTGGTGTGGTGCGGGCGCTGCACGCGGCTCCTGTGGACACACAGGCCCCTCATGGCCGGCATCACGACCGACGCCGGCCAGCGGCCCTGCCAGCTCCGCAAGTAGCCAGCGATGCCAGCGACCCCCGGAGAGAGTTTCCGGGGGTCGCTGTCGTGAGTATCCTGCGATTGGAGGTGGTCGCGATGGTCTCCGACCGGGGCGGAAAGTACGGATACGTGGTCAAATCACGTCAAAAGGTGTATCGGGCGCTGAAGCGCGGCGGTGCCAGCAAGGCCAAGGCCGCCAAGATCAGTAATGCTGGTCGGACCCGCGCCGGCCGCTCCCGCATGGCACGCAAGGCGGCAGCTACCCGGCGCCGTCGCGGTCACTGAGAAAAGGCCGGATTTCCTGGAGCCGGATTTGTGGCGGGCGCACTGTGACTCTGTCATCCAGGCTAGGTTGCCGACGCTCGGTCACCCGCGCTACGTCGGCGTCATGACCGGGTGCGAACGGTCGACCCTGAATCTGCTCGATGAGCCAGTCGGCCGCCCAGCCGTACAGGTCGACGCAGAGAATCGACGAGCGCCACCCCTCATCCACGGTGATCACGAACATGTTGGTAGCGCCCCCGGGCACCTGCTTGACCTTGGTATAGACGGGCCGCTCCGGCGTGCCGGCAGGGCTCATCGTTCGGGGTCCGGCGTGACTTCGATCGGCGTCGCCGCCGCGTCGTACGTCTCCTGCGGCAGCGGCGCGAGGATCGAGGAGCGCTTGAATGGCCGGTTCGCCGTGTCGCCGGAGCCGACCTCAGGCCTCCAGTCAAGGTCCTCGGTTATCTGGATCGCCGTGTTGCCCGCTTCGCGTTGTAGCGGCGTGAAGATCGGCTCTTCGACAGGGCGCACCGGCAGCGACGTCACCGGCAGTGACACCGGCCGCCACCGTGACGGCGCTCGATCGCCAGGCCGGTGCATCCCATCCAGGTACCGGTGCCACTGGTCGCGCCAGCGCTTCGCCGCCTCCTGCCACTCCGGATGCTGCGTCTCCCAGCCGCCTCGATGAAGGCCGACATTGGCGATAACGCACCATGCCGCGTACAGCAGGTCATCGGATTTCGGCGTGCCGAACATGCCCCGGCTCGCCTTCTCGTCGCGACCCTCGGGCTCGTCGGGCTCGCACCCCTCCCCGGCCGCCGCCCGCCAGCCCTCCTGCGCGAGGTTGCTCAGTTGGTCCCACGCGGCCACGGGCCTGTTGACCACAGCCTTGTACGCCTCGTAGGCGCGCCGCGCCGAGGTACTTTCCGCCGCACTGCTCATATCGCCTTCTCCTGTTCGTTCGCCGCCGCGTCGCCCCGGTCCGGCTGGCCCGAGGTGTTTTGTCCATGATGGTGCCATATCCAAGTTATCGCTGGTATGTGCTGAAATGTGGCGTGCAGGTCGAGCAGCCGCAGGTAGAACCCCCAATCGTCGTACAGGCTGGTCGGGTCATGGTCCGGTGGCCCGAACCGAGCGCGCTTCGCCAGGTCGGCGCGAACCAGACTCGTCACCGGCAGATACGAGAACTGACGCAGCAGGTCCCCGTCGAACGCCCTGGCGAACCGCCCCCACTCCTCGCGCATCCGCACCGGTTGGCCGGCACCATCAACCACCCGGCAGCCGGCGTACACCACATCGGCACCGCTCAGGTTCGCCGACTCGATCAAGATCTTCAGGTGATTGGGGAGCAGCTCGTCATCGCTGTCCAGGAACGCGACCCATTGCGTTGTGACCAGATCCAGCCCACGGTTGCGGGTAACCGCCGCGCCTTCCCGGTTCGTGTCAAGGACAAGGGTCGTCATTGCCGGGCATATGGTTTGCTCTCGCACCGATCGCACCGCCCGCCATAGCATGCTGCGGTGGTTGCCGACGGTGCCGCGCGCCGGGTGGGTGGGGATGACGACGGTGACATCGTCTCCGGTGATCATGGGTGGTTCCTTCCGTACGAGATGATGTCGACGATGGCGCAGGCAGCGATGAGCAGAAAGACCACCCAGTGATGGGCGTCGATCCAGATGAAGATGTCAGCCATCGATCACCACCGGGACGGAAGACCGGAAGTGTTGCCGCCATGCACCTGGTAGGTCCAGGTGACCTCATCGGTGCCGATGAACTTGGCGCCAAGGTCACGCAGCCGGAGAATAAATTGCCAGTCCTCGCCGAACCACTCCTGATGCATCGGACCATCCGGCTGGAGAAATCCGGCCGCCTTGGCAAGCTTGGTGCGCACGAGCAGGGTCATCGTGAGGTGGTGCGGGTCTTTCGGGTCGAACTGGCGTCCCCGGTGCATGGGGAACGGATCGTTGCCGTCAAACCATGAGTGCGCCACGTCGGCGCCGGACTCTTCGGCCAACTTCCACAGGGTGGCGAGGTGATGCGGATACCAGGTGTCATCGTCGTCGAGAAACGCGCACCATTCGGTGCGAACAGCGTCGAGCGCGCGTTGCCGGGTTGCCGCCGCGCCGCGCCGGTCGACGTCGAGCGCGACGGAGATCCCGCCCTCCGGCTGGAGGGTCTGTGCGCGCACGCTGGCGACCGCGCGGGCCAGGAGGCCGCCCGGCCCGCAGCGAGGCGAGATCGAGGGCGTGACGACGGTGATGGGTGCGGTCATGGTTGAATCTCATTCTTGATCTTGGCTTTTAGTTCGCCGCCTTGAATCACGAACCCCTGGCTTATTAGCCACTCATGGACATCGACAGTTTCGAGCGGGATCACCTCGGCGATCTCGGCGAACGCTACCGCCATGTCTTCGCGACCGCTAACGATCAGCCGCCGCCCGTGGCTGGCAAACGCACCCTTGTCTCTGCCCAGGGCTCGTGCCGAGAACCATGCGACGTACCGCTCTTCGGGGGCGACGGTCACCGATCGTCCCACCGCGTCAGCGCCTCCATCATGCCCAGCTCGGGAACGACGGTGTTGCCGTACTTGCCGGTAGTAGCGTGCGCCGCCACGCGGATGTACGACCACCTGACCACCCGGCGTGGCAGGTGCCACACCACCCACAACAGCACCCTTTCCGCGTGCTTACCGGCGAAGTACCGCCGATCGGCCCACGAGTTCCGCAGTCGACGCATGATGATCAATTCCTTTCGACTCAGTGACCGTGCGGGTGGATGGTCCACCACTGCCACCACGGCATGTTCTCATTCCAGCGCAGCGCCGGATTGGTCCAGAACAGGACCGGCAGCGACACCTGATCCTGATGGCTGAAAACACACTCATCCCACCACTGTGTACTGACGGACTCGACCACCGGAGTATGCCGGCGCACGCTCGCCCCCGTGGCGAACAGGCCATGCCGAGCCGGGTAGCCGATCGCCCGGTACCGGGTGCACTGCACGTCGAGCGTGGCCGCGTCGTACCGGGCCAGCCGGCCGGAAAAGTCGGCCTCGGCATACGCACAGTCCCGATTCGGGTGCGTGACGGTGGTCCAGTCGTCGTCACCGAGCGCGGCCAGACATTTGCCCACAAAGGACGGTACGATGATCTCTAGTTGTGCGTCCAGCCAGATCGACACGTCGGCATCGGGTAGCGCCCGCCGTGGGTGGCATTTCCACCACTTGTGTCGCATCATCGCCAGAGTTGCCAAGGGGTCGGGTGACCGGAAATCCGGGGCGAGATGGTCGGTGACCACCCGCACATCCCACCCCGGCGCGTCGAGCTGCGGGTCATCGGTGTATAGCACGGCGGGCACGCCGAGGTTGGCCGGAAGCCGCTTCGGCCGCTCGTATCCACCGTAAATCGCGCTATATACGATAACCTTTGTCATATCGGGTTACCGGAGCCCTGACGGGACCTCGGTCTGACCGGCGAACTGCTGATACCACTCCACCGTTTCCGCGAGCCTGGTCGGTTCGAAATGCGGCTGCCAGCCGAGCAGATCCCAGCCTTCGCCGGTCGCGGCGACGTTGGTAGCAGTCTCCCCGATGCGCATGGGCTCGTGCTCGATGCCGGCCGTGGATTTGGTTACGTTGACCACGAACTGGGCCACCTGGTTGACGCTGAGTTCGAGGCCCGAACCGGCATCGAACGTGACGTCGTACGGAAACTGGCAGGCATCGACGAGCATCCGGCCGACGTCGTCCACGTGGACGGGGTCGATCAGGCTACTGCCATCGCCCCACACTGGGATCGGCTTGCCCGCCCAGCCGGCCATGGAGAACGTCGGCATGAACTTGCGCGGATGCCCCGGCCCGTAGCCCTGCCCCGGGCCGAACGCGTTGAACGTGCGAACATGGCTGGTCTTCAGGCCGCGCGCGTGATGCAGTGCGGTGGCAAGGCGGGCCGTGGCCATCTTCGTCGCACAGTAGATGCTGGGAAACACGTCCGGTACGAGGATGCCGACGTACTGGGCGTTGTTCTTCCAACACCATTGCATAATCCGGTGAGAGCCGACGATGTTGGCCTGGATGGCGCCCTCGACGTCGTTGAACAACTCCAAGGTGCCAATGGCTCCCGCAAGGTGGATGACCGCCTCGGAGCCGGCCAGCCCCGACAGATCGCCGAGGACGTCGTTACCGTCGCGGCGGTCGAAGAACGCCACGTCGTGGCCGACAGCCTCGGCGGCGGTCGCGGTGGCACTTCCTATGAAGCCCAGCCCACCCGTTACAGTGACCTTCATGAATGTCTCGCTTTCTCGATCGTGGCGAGTGCCGCCGCTGGTGGTATCGCATTGGTGCGGGTGATGTATTCGTCGGGCACGGCATCCATGATCGGGGCCATGACGTACTTGCTCACGATCTCGTCATACCGCTCGGTCAGGACTCGGTTGTCAGGGTCGAGGCCTGCCACGGCAAGCGCGCCGGTCGGGTTGACGTCGACCAGGGTGAGGACCAGGTCGGGCCGGAAGTACCTCAGGATGAGGTGAATCTTCCACACGTCACCCGCCCAGTCCCCCGGCAGCGGCTCGCGTCCGGCGATGGCCGCGCTGTACGGCAGAACGTCATCGAAGACGATCACGCCATCACGGGACATGAGCCGCTCGACACCGATGAAGTCGCGGAGCGCGAACTCCGCGAGGTGCATCCCGTCGATGAACGCCAGCCTGGGCGCCGGCTCGATGCGGTCGCCGATGAAGCCGAACCACTCGTCAGAGGTCATCTGGCTGACCTGGTGCCGCGCCGCGATCGGTACTTCGATGATCGGATTCGGGTCGATGGCGTAGGCGAAGGTGTTGGCGCCAGCCATTGCCAAGGACCAGCCACGCTGCACGCCGATTTCGATGTACGTCTGCGGCTGGATCACGGTATGCAGGTCCCGTAGGAATGCGTGCCGGGCTGTCCTCGGGAAGCCGGGCTCCGGCGAGTGGTGGTATCGGGGAGAACGGCTCACCACGGTGCCGGCTTTCCGGTGATCTCTTCGAACGTGGCCCGATCCTTGCCGGCCTGTTCGGCGAGTACGCCGACGGTCGACTCGTTGGCCCGGCTGTTGATCACGATGGGGCCGGGCACCATCAGCATTCCGCCGACTTCCCGAGCGGTCCAGTCGAACAGGGTGTCGCCCCACCACCACCGCAGTCGCTCGTCGAAGCGCATCCCAAGCTCACCCCGGGCCACGAACGCCCACGGTGTCATCCGGCCGAACAGGTCGCCGTCCGGGGCGATCTTCAGGATCGGTCCGGCGATCTGGCTGTACGCCGGGGTGCAGCATGCCGCGACCTCGCGCCCCTGCGGCGCGAGGGACGACACCAGGCCCCGGGCGACCACGTCATACCAGAACTCCGGCATGAGTGCGTCGTCATTGAGGATCGCGACATCCCACCGCTGCATGCCGCAGCACCGCGCCCAACTTTCGGCGAAGGCCAGGCCGACATTCCAGAGCCTGGACAGGTTCGGCGGCTGTTCGGGGTCGCGCAGCACCCAGACGCGCGGGTACGGGCGTGCCGGCCGGTCATGCTGCGGCATCGCGTCGATGATCGTGATCTCGTCGACCGGCGGATCACTGGCGTTGTCGACCACGATCAGGTAATCCGTCTGCGCGCTCAGCGTCCGCGCGAGCGTAAGCAGCTCAACGGGCCGGCTATGGGTCGCCACGACGGCAAAGCGAGGAATCGAGTCGTTCACTGACATGCGTCCAATACGGTCGATAGTATGATAATGGCGATTATGAGGATTGAGCCCCATACAATCCAGTCCGGGCCGCGTCTTTGAGTCATCGGGTAGGCCTCCTCCGTTGCAACAGCAGCGACATCGACAGAAACACCCCGACCAGGAACAACGTGAGAACTCCGGCCGTGGCGTCGCGGTAGGTACCCACGTCGGCGCCGACGTAGGCCACCTCGCCCCGGGTCAGGTGATCGAGGACGATGCCACCCACGGCCGCCGCCGCGAGCACCGCTAGACCGCAGCAGCGTAGGACGAACCTCACGGCGTCCGCCGCCCTGGCGTCATCGGCATCGAGAAGCCGCACGGCGGTACCTCCGGGTCCACCGGGGCCTCCTCGCCGTAGCCGGCGTAAACCTCGCGGATTTTCCGGTTCGCGGCCTCGTTGCCGACGCACACCGCCACCCAGCCTTCGAGGTATTCGACGAGATACCATCCGCCGTATGATGCGGCGCTCCCCTCCGGATCGAGCCCCGTCAGGTTGATGGTGACGCGGTACGGGTGCAGCCGGCCGCCTCGGCAGCCGGGGCACCGTGGCTGGCCGGTGTCACCGCTCATGTTGGCTTTCGCCAGAAATTCGAGCTTAACGGCGATCGTGTCGCTCATGGTCAGACTCCCGTGGTGGGTCGCGGCGTGGCTGTGGTGGCTTCGGTGACGGGCAGCCCGAGCAGTTTGGCGTACGCGGTCTCCCACCGGTACGCGTTGCCCTGCGCGGTCCAACGGGTCGCCTCCACTCGGCCGTGCTCACCCATTGATGTCCGTAGCTCCGGATCGTTGGCCAGAATCCGCAGGTACCGAAGCCATTCGTGCTCGCCTTTGGCGAGAAACCCGGTCGTACCGTGCTCGATGAACGAGCGGTACGGCGGCTCATTCGAGTAGATCGCCGGCACGCCCAGCGCGCAGTACATCAGCGCCCGAATGTGGCTCTTACTGGCGTTGAACTTGGACCGCCACAACGGCGCTAGGCCAATATCGATGCGCTTCACCCGGTAATAGTGCTCAGGCAGCCGGTCAATCGGCAGCCATGGCGCGCCGATGGTCTGAGCTGACGGCAGGCCCACCGGATGGGCGTTACCGATAAACCACATCCACGCATCTGGATTCCCCTTCAGGAAACGTGCCACACCGTCCCGGGCAGCGGTCCAGTCCAGGCCGTGACTCGACGAGCCTTCCCAGCCGATGACGAACCGACCGTCATCACGGATGGCCGGCGGCCTGGCAAAAATTCGCTCATCGATGCAGTTGGGGAGTACGGCAACATTCTCGTTGTACTGCCTCATGACTTCCGCCAGGGGTTCCGTCGACACCGTGACCAGGTCGGCGTCCGCGATGTTTTTGATCATCCGGCGTTTCACGTCTGGCTGACTGAAGAAGTCATGCGGTGGGCCGATCGACGGGTCGGTGTTGAGAAGATCATCATCCAGCTCATAGACGATCTTCGTGTTGGAACGCTCGCGAATCCAGCGGAGCAAGTTGGCCTGCTTCTCGCCGACCATTCGCTGAGCGATGATGATATCGAACTCGGTGAACATCCCCGGGGGGATGCGGCGGCTGACCATCGTCTCGTGGCCGGCTGCCTGGAGCTGGTCGAGCGGTAGCCGCAGCCGGTAGTACTCGCACCCATCGTGGGCGGCGGCCCAACCGAACACCTTCACTCCGGAGTCCTCTCATGCTCGCGGGCCGGACGCGTGCGGCGCCCGGCCCTTTGACCCATTGTCGGCGACCTACCAGGGCGGCTCCTCGTCGGCTCCGGTGGCGGCCGGCGCGGCGGCCTGGGTGGTGCGCTGCGTGTCCGCCGACGGGCCGGCGGCGGTCGTCGGAGCGGTCTTGGAAGCGTTCGCCCAAGTCTCATCACCGCGCGCCGCGTTGCTGCCGCCGCCCTTCGGATTGCGAGTGACCACGGCGGTGGCGTAGGTCAGCTCTGGCCCGACCGCATCAGCGGTGCATTCCCACACATAACGCTTCGTGCCCTCGGCTTCGTACGAGCGTTCCCGGAACGTGCCGGTCACGATCAGTCGGTCGCCCTTCTTGAAATCGCTGGTCGCGATGTTCTCGGCGAGCCGGCGCCAGGCGGTCACGGCCACCCAGGATGGATCGCCATCCTTCCATTCGTTGGCGGCTTTGTCGAAGAACCGAGGAGTGACCGCGAGACGGAACTTGGTCACGGCCGTACCATCCTCCAGAAACCGCGTCTCCGGAGCGTCGGCAAGGTTCCCGACTGGCGTAATCGTAATGTCACCCATGGCCATGGGGTTTTTGCCTTCCTGTCGGTGTGGCGTGGGTCGTGTTAGCGAGTGAGCGCCGGCTCGCGCTCGACGTAGATCAGCTCTCGGCCAAAGTCGAGGCCGGACACCCGGCCGTCGACCGGCTCCGCGCCGGGTGCAGTGATGAGTAGGACGGGCGCGCCGGGCAGCGGCATGACGTCGGCAGGCAAAGGGAGCACCCAGCCGGCGCGGTCGGGGTTGATGGTGGCGCTGGTGACATCGAGCGGACCGAACATGTGGACCTCCAGGGCGGTGGAAGATGATAGGCGGTCGAGCGCGGCAACCTTGGGCTACGGATCATCGTTGGCTTGACCGCCGCCTTTGATCTCACCACATCGTCACGTCACGTGTCAAACGTCCAGGTTGTTGTCCCGTGCCCTCTCGCGCGCGCGCTGGTCGCTCAGCTCTTCTGCGTATCCCTCATCGAGGGTCGGCTGTTTGATCGGCTCGCCAACCCGCTTCTTGCGGTACTTCATCAGCATTTTGAGGATGACTTCGCGATCCTCGGCATCCAGCACACCCTCAATGTGACCGAACTCGACCTTGGGCGTCGGGTAGTTCTCTGCATTATGGTCGATCTCGGTCTTCGGCGCCGTGACCCATCCAATGACGCACTGCGCGGCCTGGGGTTGCTTGATGATCTCGGACACGAGGGAATCCAGGCCGTTATTGCCGGTCGCCTCTTTTGGCAACTTCGTCGTCAGCTTGATCTGTCCCATCAATGAACCTCTTTCTTTAGCGTCGGCTACGTCGGTAGGGAATCAGGCAGGCTGGCCGGACGGACGATCCCGTTTCTCCGGCGCCGGACGGTACTGGCTTCCCCAACTCGCCGACGTGATCACCCTGGGGCTGTCGTCGGCGAGGCCGATGACCTCGGTTGGTAGCGGCATTTCCTCGACAGTCATGTCATGAAAGGTGACAACGAGGTTTCCGCCATTGATATACCACAGTCTGACCTGGTCCCAGGTCCGCCAGATGCCGCTACGCGCTTCGATCGAATATGCCGTGAGTCTCATACGGCTTCCTTGTTCTTGCCGGTCGGGTGGGACAGGTCGAGACAGGCGGGCCAGCACGGATCGCAATAGGCATCCGGCTGTGGCGGCTTCTTCTTGTACCGGAAATACTTCTGCAAGCTGGCCTGTTGCTGGTGGCGCCAGGTCTTTTGCTTCTCGTGCAGCGCCAGGGCGCCGATGTTGCCGATCTCCTCCCGGAAGGTGTTGGCGATCACCCAGCCGACCCGCCCGGATGCTTTGACATCCTCAACCGCGTCGTGCGCACCGTCGTGTGACACCCCGTAATGCCGGCACAGGTCGACGAGTTTGCGCTTGCCGCCGCGCCACGGGTCCACCTGCTTGTCAAGCACGTAGACGTCGATGATCGGCGCTGGCTCGCCGCCGCACAGCTCCCATAGCGTGGGGAGGTTGTACCGCAGGCACTCCCAATGCAGGAGGCTGAAATCGTAGGCGAGGTTCATGCCCAGGATCGGAATCTTCGCCTGCGCGCACTCGGCGAGCTTGGTCGTGAGTCGGCGCAGTGCGTCAGCCGGCGGATTGCCAGTGCGCTGGACATCCTCGTCGGTGATGCCATGAATCTTGGTGGCGCCGGGTGGAATCGGAATCCCCGGATTGACCAACTCCGCGTTTGCCAACACCCGCCCGTCCGGGATCATGTCAACCGCCGCCCACTGAATCACGCGATCCTCACGGACATCAACGCCGGTCGATTCTGTGTCGAATCCACAGAGAATGTCCTTATACCAGGGCGTCACCGCTCGCCCTCCGGAATTTCTTCGACGGTCAATCGCTTGCCGTACGCCTTCAGAAGGTCGTCAATGACGTCGAGCGGTGTCTTCGCGTCACCGTTGAGCCAGCCGCCGATCGTGGCCCGATGGTAGCCGGTCCGGTCGCTCAGGCTGTCGAGCGATTCCCCTTTCCGATGCCGAAGCTCGGCAAGAAGTTTGATGATCGGATGCGTGGCGATTCTGCGCTCATGCAGCGGTCGCACTAGGAAGACCTCGATTTCTGCTGAACGTGACGCTGCTGACCCTTGCACGTCTGGGCGTGCGGCTGCCTGAGCTGCGCCGCGCCGAACGCCTGCGCGGCGGTGGTCAGCCGGTAGGCCGCCGGCTTCTCGTGGTGCTCCTGGTTGCCCTGGATGCGGATGGTGCCCCCGTCCTGGTAGCTGACGGGGGTCGGGTCGACGGGGGTGTCGATCAGGCTTGGCCATAGCCGGACGACGAGCACCGGCATGTCGCAACGTGGGTGCGCGCATTCCGTGGTCGGCCATGGTGATTGCTCATCGCCAGCCATTGCCGCCACCTCCGTTGCGCCGGGCGCCTCGTACGCACAGCCAGAAGCCGACCGCACAGAGAATCACCGCACCGATGGTGAACTGGTTTTGCTGCTCCTCGCCACGACCGGCTATGCCGACCGCGAGACCGATGGCGAAGATCATCAAACCCATGGCTGCCATGACGGACCCTCCTGCTCCATCTTCACGCGGAGCGCGCGAAGCTGCGCGGCGGTGGCGAGGCCGACCTTCTGCACGTCGCAGAAGATCTTGATTCCGTCATTGGTCTGCATAGTGGTCCACTCGCGACCGGGCTGGCCGGCCAGAGCAAAGACGGCGGAGTACTCGTCGTCGACCGAACCTAGTGGACCAAGGTTGAGCACCGCCGCAAGCGGATCTTTTTTGGTTGTCGCGGGTTCAATGGCCTGCGGCGGTGAGTCTTCGATAATCTCGGCGTCGACCACATCGGGCGCGCCGGCTGCCTCGTGCGCGGCGTACTCCACGGCAACAGGGTCGTCGGGATTGTCGACGGATCGGTCCTCAAACATGTCGCCTTCGACCCCCGGCGGCTGCCAGGCAGCCTCGGCGTTGGTCGGCGGCCGGCGGTCGACACCCATGACGTCGTCGAACTGCGGCCCTTCGGAGTGCTTGGTGAACTCGATGCCGCCGACGGTGACCGTGTCGCCGACCGTGTACTCAGCCGGCGGGCCGGCGGCGGCTGGCTCTGTCGGCTGCCAGTCGGCCGCCGGCCCGCCGGCCTGGTCATCGTTGGCGAGCCAGTGCGTGGGGCCGCCGGCCGCGAGGATATCGGCGTCCGTGGCGCCTCGGGCGACCGCCTTGACGTACGTGTCCTCGTCACCCGGCCAGCGGGCGAGGATTCCCTTACGCTTGCTCGCCCACGACTCCATCACGTGCCGGTCACGGATACCGCGCTTGACCATCGCGTTTTTGATCTTTTCCAGTCCAGCAATACCCGCGTTCTCGATCGCGGTGAGGATGCGCACCCGCTCCTCGTCGCTGATCGGGGTGTTGGCCGGCGGCGGCGCGAAACCCATGGGGTCCGAGCTTCCTTTGGCCGCCGCCGGCATGTTGGGGGCCACCGGCAGCGACGTCCGAGTACTGGGCATCGATGCACCCATGGTCGCCGCCGATGGAGTTTGGGGTGATGCCTCAATCGCGGCGCGCGCCGGCTCGCTGCCGATGGCCGCCGGGGCTCCGGCGGCGACGAGCGCGCGGGTCAGCGCATCGCCACCGAGGCCGATTTGTTGCGATGTAAGAATATTGATATCGAGCCATGGAACAAAGAACTCCAGGGACTCGAACTTGCCTTTTTCCGCGTTCCAGTTGCGTCGCTTCTCCTGACGCAACCGCAGCATCGCGGGAACCGGCATCGGTGCCGCCGCGACGAGCTGCGCGGGCGTCGACAGCTCAGCCGCCGCATTCTCGCCGTGCGTCTCCAGCATCCATGAACCGATGCCCGGGATCTCTTGAAGCATCAACAGAACACGCGTGGTGATCTTGCAAAGATCCTTACTGGCAGGCGGTTTCGGGCCATTGCACACGCACGCCTCATCGGTCTGGCGATTCCATTCACCATCGCATCGACGCAGGCACGTTCGGCCAGCACCCCACGCCTCGTAGGTCGGATCAATCACCTGACCGTTCACCACATAGACCGGGAGGGCGTTGGCTTCTGTGATCACTTCCCATTGCGCCCGGCCGCCGCCCTGCGGGCGCCACTCACGCGGCGTGCCGCCGTAGAACTGGGCGGCGGCCTTGATCAGTTCCGGATCGGTCGAAGTGAGACGGAACGTGTCGATCTTCTGCGGACGCCCACGTCCCTCAGAGACGAAGACCCCGAGCCTGATCTTGCCGACGGTGGTGAGGCGGGACTGAAAAAGCCGTAGCTCATCAGGGTTTCTCGTGTTGATCATGCGTCGAATCGCCATGACTGGCCTTCCATGTGGTGGATCGCGAAGCCTAACTGATTTACACGCTACGTGACAAGCGACGAGCAGCCAGGACCCCGAATACGGCCAGCAGCGCCACCCCGACGAGGGTCAGCGACGAGCCCGGACCGGGCAGCCGGTACGCGGTCACCGACAGCATGCGCCCGGCGCGCTGGCCGGCAGCCGCCGCGTACGCGTCCCGGTACATCCGGTCCGTGGGCATGTCGACCATCACGCGAACGCGACCATGAACGCCACCACGGCGACAGCGATGACAACCGCCCGGACGAAACCGGGCATACGCCGCCACGTCGCGATTGCCAGGGCTGCCGCGCCGAGGGCTACCACAAACGGCGCATACTTGATCAACACATCGCCAACCGACTCGCCCGCGTCGGCCGCCTCGTCGGTGGTCGGAGTGAGGTCCTTGGCGATGTCGCCACCTTCCCGGGCAACGTCCTGCACCACGCCGGGGCCATTCTCCTGAATGGCACTCGTATCGCCGGTCTCCAGGACGCCCGTACGCCAGGCCACGTAGCCGCCCAGCAGCAGCACGCCGGCTACGACGAAAGACCCAGTCTTCATTTCAAGATCCTTGAGGGGTTAGAAGGGGATGGGCTTGTCCGGGTCGCCCCACGCCGCCGGGCGACCGCTCCGCCCGATCGCGTCGGTCGACGCCGAACCCAACACGGACTCTTTCACGCTCCTCGGCCGCGCGGTACCGGCGGCCTTCCGGGGCGCCCGCTTGCGCGGCGGCGGGTCGCCTTTCAGTTCGGCACGAGTCTCCGGACCGGCGGCCGGCAGCGACGTACGCGGCCGGCCGCCGAGGTCTGTGACCGCCTCCGGGACGGTCGGCTTGGGTGGCTGGTACTTCCAGCCGTCCGGAGCCTTAAACGCCTGCACCTGGATGGACAGGGCGCCGCGCGCCTGCGACCAGCGGTACAGCCCGAGCGCGTGCAGAAAGGCCTGAAACTCCGGCTCATCGGACAGCACCGGCTCGAAGGTGTAGCCGTCCGGGCGAGGCTGGAGAATCGCCGCACCGTCCGTGGGTGGCATCGCGAACTCGACCGCGCTGCCCTTCGGGAGCATGGTCTCACCGCGCCGATATGCGGTGACCTGAAGAGGCTGTTCCTCATATAGTTGCTTATCTTCGCCTTCGCGGCTCTTGTTGTCACCGATCACCTTGACCGCCTCGTCCGGTTTGCCGAGGCGGGCGCAGAACCGCGCTGCTTTCGCGGTGATCGGCTCGATCCGGAGCACCATATCCAGAGTGCCGGCGTATAGGTGAGTGTGATTGTATACGGTCAGTTCCCTTGCCAGGAAAGAGTCCGGGGTGATGCCGTAGTCCGCGACCCATAACAGGAATGACTTTGCGTAGGGCTCCTGATCGGGTGCGAGATCCTTGGGCAGCTCGCCGTGGTAGCTCCAGTGCTCGATGAAATCGTGCGTCGCGGAGCCCTCGCGGCGGCGGCGTTCCGACTCGCCGACGTGGAACAGCTCGACCCACCGCTGCGTGCAGGTCACGCACTGGTCGCAACGCTCCGGGCCGGTCCGGTTCCAGGTCCGGCCGCAGGGGTCGATTCTGGCCGCACGCAACAGCTTCGGCAGGTTCTCCGACGCGCGACGCGCGGCGAGCTTCGCCGCCCAGAACTTGAGACTGCTCTTCTCTTTGACACCGAGTGCCGTGGTCACCGAGTCGTACCGCATTGACTGGCCGTTTTCGTCTGTCCGAAGTGGATGATCGTAATATTTGCCCTTCCCATCCTCCGTGTCGCGGCGAAATTGGGGCTCAGCCATGATGAAATCCCTTACATGGAAGTGAGTCGGGCGGGGCGGCGATCCTCTGGTTGTCGGTTCAGGTTTGGCCCCGCCCGAAAATCATGGGGTCAGCGGAGGCCAGTCGATGGGGTCGCGATTGAGCTGGCGCATGTCGAACGGCTCGACGAACGCGGTGATCACGGTCTCGATCCCCGCTTTCCATGCTCGTGTGGCGCAGTCGATCGTCCCGCGCGACACCGGCCCGGGAAATGCCAGGCAGATATCCGCCGCCGGCTGTTGGCTGGCCATGAACTCGTTGCGTCGCGGGCCGGCACCAGGTCCGTTCATGGCGAAGTCAGCAGGGTAACGCTCTACCCGGTGGCCGCGCTCGATCGCCCACTGCTCGGCGTGCAGGTCCACACCGCCGAATGGGCATTGACCATGCCGGACGATGACCGGCCCGTTCAGCCAATCGCGCCGCGCCGGCTGGGCGGTGCGCGCGTCACCGGCCTTAAGGACGGCTGCGGACGGCAGCACGCCGGCCGACACCGCATCAAGGGCATTCCAGACGATCCCAACGTATTCGACCGGCCAGAAACGCCAGCCGGTCACCAGAATGCGGAGCGGCTCGACCTCGCTCACGCGTCGCCGCCGGAGAACACGGCCGGCGGCACGCGGCCGGGCTCGACCTCGTCCGGCTCGTCGACCTCGTCCGGCTCATCGCGTTCTTTGACGGCATCCGGATTCGCTTGCGCCCACCAGCGGCGCACCGATTCGTACGTGATCGTCTCATCTGCCTCATGGCTCAGGTATGTGGCGATCGCGCTGAATGAAGCCGGGCCGGTCAGCTTGGGATACTTGCGCCAACCGGTACGACTGCGCATCTCTTCGATGATCTCGATCGGTGACCGACCGAGACGATCCATGATCAACTTGTATTTTGCGCCACCGATGACCGGCGGTGCGGGGTCGGGAACGGGGGTGGTGCTCATGCGTCCAGGGGATCACGAGAGTGGACGCCGTGTCAACTGACGTGTAATGCTGGACAGGTGTCTCCCACCGAATGCCAAAGCCCGAAAATATGCAAGCGCTGCGGCCGGGCCGCGCGCCGGCCGGCACCACCGGGCCAACGCCGCAGGGGCGCCGCAGAGGAGTACTTCGTCCGGGGGCTCTGCCCCGCCTGCTACACCGCCGTCGATCGCGCCGGTGAACGCGATCAGTGGCCCCTTATCGAAGAACTCGCGGGCGCGCGTCGGGCCGACGAGGTCCTCGACGAATGGCATCTGATCGTCACCGGATCACGGGTCCAGCAG